ACTTACGGCAAGGGCGAGCGGACGGATCGGTCGTAAGTCCTTGACTCATAAGACTTTAGAGATTATTCAAGTTTCACTATTGCATTTGTCGATAAGATACTGTAGAATGGTGGAGTATCACCAACTTGGAAAGGGAAAGCTATGAGCTACGTTGGATTGTATGATGATGCAGGAAGTAAAAATGCTTTCTATATTATTAAAGACAAAAAGATTGGCCGTAAACGTGTGGGCTTTAAAGAATTTGAGAATAAACAAGAAGCAGAGTTTGCCCATCGGGTTCAAAAATATCTGGCCGAGTTTAATTTGGCTCCTATGGTATATGGGGATGTTGGTATGATTCGTAGGCATGATGGTGAGTTGACTGCTCATGGTTATTTGACCGAAGTGGCTCGTACTATGCCGGAATGTCATGATGAGGATTGTGATGGTGAATGTTTTCAGAGCGAATGTAAGAACGGTACTACTATCTCTGAGCTAGTTTATGATTTGGGTGAGCATGGCTTAGAGTATAATGATTCTCACAAGGGTAACTTTGGTTATGTTCGACGCAAAGGATCATGGGTTCCGGTTGTGATTGACCTTGGGATTGAGAGTTTTACTGATTGGGATGAAGATATTTATGGAAAGTTTGATTATGATGCTGATGAAGATGTTGATGGTTATGGGGCGTGTAATTGTGTTCACTGCCAACAATTTAGAGACAGGGGATAATCATGGCAAAGTATTATATCAAATGTGGGACACTAGAACTAATTTATTCCTGCAACAAATGTCCGAGGGATGCTGCGATGGATGCTATATGGGAAACAAATGAAAACGACACGCTGGATGAACATATCTACCTTGATGAACGCGGATATAGAAACTATACAAATGCTGATGGATTAACTTGTGTGTTGCATACTACTCATATTCTCAAAGATGCCGGATGGAGTATTGAATAATGTGGACAAAAATAGACGATAAAAAAGTAAGGCACTTGTGGGAATGTGCAGATTGTGATAATCTAGTTTATGTTGAACCTTGGTTCTATTCCGAAAATGGCGAACCCTTTTGCACAAAGTGTGAGAAGGATATGGAGTATATTAGGACAGAAGTGGATATGTAACACTTTCCGCAAACCCTTACTGCATAAGCACTTAGGGCGAGCGGGGGCGGCCGGATTTGACGTAAGTTGTTGCAGGATGCGGACTTAGAGAAATTCCAGAAAACTCCTAAAGTTTAGGGTGGTGATTGGTCGATAATAAGGATATGAGAACGAGAAGGGAATCAACAAAGGGCGAGAGAATGATCCAGTGGATTGGGATATTGATTGCTGTGGTGGGTCTGGCGTATAATGGGGTTAAGGACTACCAAAAGGGTGATATAAAAATTCCACCTTTGCGTCATCCTTCACAAGAGCAAAAACAAGTATTGACAAAGCCAGTTTATCCGGTACAATACTGTCTGATGGCTTACGATCCTAATATTGACAAGGTTTTCTACTTACACGAAAATGGACAATGGCATGATTACGCTCCACAACAACGACGATATGCGACCCAAACGCAACCATATCAAAATCAAGGTTCGACCGCAGTGGCAAGTTCCTACGGGTCACAAGGAACACCGTCATACCGTTATGGACAATCGCCCCAAGCGAACCCGAACCCGATCCGCTGAAAATCGCAGGGCTTGCGAGAATGGGGACTATTGAGTATAATTAGTAGTATGCCAGTGTAGCTCAGTCAGCAGAGCGTCAAATTTGTAATTTGAATGTCGCGGGTGCAACTCCTGCCACTGGCTCTTGTTCCGCGGTAGCTTAACTGGCAAAGCGGCTGACTTTGGATCAGCTGAGTGGTGGTTCAAATCCACCCCGCGGATTATTTAATTGAAAAACAGATTAAAAATCGAACTTTGGTGTATTATATGGTATAACGATCAAGACATACCATTGTGGGATAGCATAACAGTAATGCGGCACTCTGTTAAAGTGTAAGATACTGGGGCAGAACCAGTTCCCACAGCTTTTAGAAAAATAGGTCATGGAAAATAAAGATAGGTATATAACTAGAAACTGTAAACATCATGGTGATGTAAAGTTTATTCTGGAAAATAGAGGATATTATCGTTGTACTAAATGCAGGATGGATGCTGTTAGTAGAAAAAGAAAAAGACTCAAAAAAGATTTAGTAGACTATAAGGGTGGAAAGTGTGAAAAGTGCGGTTATAATAAGTGCGTTTCAGCTTTAGATTTCCATCATAAGGATCCAAACGAAAAAGATTTTGGATTGTCTAGTAATGGAAATACTCAGAGTTGGAAAAAATTAACACAAGAAGCGGATAAGTGTTTATTGTTATGCTCTAACTGTCATAGAGAACTACATGAAGAGTTAAATGGATATAAAGAATCTAGAACTAATATAAAACAACAGACCTATAGAGCAGTAGATCTAGAATCGTCTATCTCTAGAAAAAAACAAAAAAAACAATACAATGCATGTGTTGTTTGTTACAATAATACATACAATAAAAAATACTGCTCATATACTTGTGCAAAAATAAATAGAAGAAAAGTAAAAGAAAGACCATCAAAAGAAGAATTAATAGCGTTACTTATAAAGAATAATTGGACACAAACTGCTGCAATATTTGACGTATCAGATAATGCTGTAAGAAAATGGGCAAAAGAATACGGGATAAATACTAATAGAAAAGAACTGAGGCTGGATGGCAGAGTGGTCTAATGCGCATCTTTGCTAAAGATGTGACGATTAAAACCGTCCACAGGTTCGAATCCTGTTCCAGCCGTTTAGGTAGATTACTCAAGTGGACAACGAGGGCAGACTGTAAATCTGCTGGCATTGCCTTCGCTGGTTCGAATCCAGCATCTACCACTAAGTTGTTGGTATGAAAGGACTTAGAACAAATGTGGCGGACCGCCTTCGACGTAAGTGCTTGTACCATAAAGACTTAGGATTTTCTAAAGGCTGGCCTTGACAACTGCCGATAACAGATGTATGATTGCTAATCGGAGGCTGATGTTTGAGTTGCGAGTGCGGCCCCATAGTATAGTAGTTAGTACGCTGGCCTTTCACGCCGGAGACCTGGGAGCGTAACCCAGTGGGGTCATTTGTTTCTGCTAATCCTACGGATTTGGTGGTCTTGGCGATAGTCAGCGAGAATCTTAAAGTTTTGGGTGTTGACAGGACGATATTGGTATGGTAGACTGTTGGAACAAGAAAGGAAAGTGATGATGAAGAACCTTCGCATCTATGATATTCTGACTGAGGATGGTAAATCTCTGGCCGAAATTACTCTCTCTATGCAAGAGGATTTTGATTGGGTCGATGTTTTCGACAAGCTGTATGATTTTACAACCGAAAATATCCAAAGTTATTCTTACGAGGAAATTACCGTAACCGAATAATAAGGCGGGCCTTTAGCTCAATTGGCAGAGCATTCGGCTTTTAACCGATAGGTTCGGGGTTCGAGTCCCCGAGGGCCCACTTGACAGTGACGATTGTTGGTGTAGAATAGAGGTAAGAAAGGGAGTAGAAATATGAGATATGAAGATTACTATGACGGCTATAACTATGACTACGATGAATTGGTAGAAAATACCGAGGATCTTGGTCTGGATGAAGAACCTTGGATGAATGATCTTGAGGAAGAAGATGACGAGGTTCCATCTTATGGCAAGAACTATTATCCTAGTATTGAGGAAGATGAAGATTGATTTTTTGTGTGTGCATCTAGGTGGGACTAGACCCTATTCTTAATTCCTTTCTTTCTTATCGGGATTGTCGGTTCAAATCCGACCACACACTTTATGAACGCTTTTCAGCAAGAGCTTGATGATTTTCGGCGTACCCCAGACGGCAAGATAATTCAAGGGGCTGCTCATACTAGCCGAGTGTTAAATCACAAATATAGGAATGGTGTGATTATCAAGGCTATCTGCTCTCTGCGTAAGATTGAGAATGATTTTGATAGCATTGCCTGTTGTGGCGTAAGTGGTTTGATGGTAGTGCCACAGATTGCAGAGATTCTTAATAAAAATATTATTATCGTTCGCAAGGATGAAAAACGATATAGCGAATTTTTTATTGAAGGCGTTACTCCATCTCGATACGTTATTATTGATGATTTGATTTGTTCTGGAAATACTATCAAACATATTATGGATAGTATCAATGACGATACTCCAAGAGCAAAGTGTATCGGGGCATATTTCTATCTTGGTGAGGAGTGTGCTTTCAATGCTTCTAATTCTAAATATTTTGAGAAGCAGTTTGGGACGATCATCCTAAACCCTTACCAGCCAAAGACTTAGGACAAGGCGGGGCGGCCCCGGTCGCCGTAAGTCCTTATCTGCCAACCACTTACGACCTGCGGAATTTTTCCAAAGTTTTCGCTTGACACTGCCGATAATATAGTGTAGAATCAGTGCATAAGAACGATTGAACAGCAACACGAAAGGGATGATTATGGCTCATGCAGTTGAACAGATGATGTTTGTTGGTGCGACCCCGTGGCACGGTCTGGGCAATAAGCTCGACGAGGCTCCCACGGTTTCGGAGGCGATGACTGCCGCCGGTTTGGATTGGGAAGTTGGTCTGAAGGATTTGGTCACGGTGGACGGGCAACCCGTTCCGGCCCGTGCGACCTATCGCAAGACCGATGACAGCATTTTGGGCGTTGTCGGCCCGCGATACACCCCGCTACAAAACAGCGAGGCGTTCGATTGGTTCCAGCCGTTTCTGGACGCTGGCGAGTGTGCATTGCATACTGCCGGTTCGCTCCACAGCGGTCAGAAAGTTTGGGTTCTGGCCCAACTGAACCGCGACAACAGCGAGATCGTGAAGGGTGACGAGGTTGGGAAGTTCATTCTTCTCAGCAACTCGCACGATGGCACGACCGCTATCCGGGTTGGCTACACGCCGATCCGCGTTGTGTGTGCTAACACTATGGCGATGGCCCATAGCAAGGCTAGTGGTTCCAAGTTGATCCGTATTCGTCACACACGTTCCAGCAAGACCAATCTGGAAAATGTGCGAGATATTATGGACAATATCAACATGGAGTTTGAGGCGACTGCGGAACAGTTCAAGTTCCTCGCGTCGAAGAACTTCAATCAGGCCGACGTTCGTCGCTATGTCAAGGTGATGCTCGACATTGACGGTACGCCGGACGATCAGATCAAGACTCGCACCCGTAACATTATGGACGAGATTCTGGCTCTGGTCGAAGGCCCGAAACAGAGTGCAACGGGTGTGCGTGGAACGTGGTGGGCCGCGTATAACGGCTACAACGAGTATCTGAATTACAATAAGGGTCGCACCGAAGATAATCGGCTCGACAGCCTGTGGTTCGGACTGAACGCGAACGACAACACCAAGGCTCTGGAAAAGGCCATGCAGTTCGCTCAAGCACTCTAATCCCTCGCAATAGGGGTTGACACGGGAGCCGCCACTCAGCAATGGGTGGCGGTTCTTTTTTGTGTCTAGATCACTTGACGCAAACCCTTATGCTCAAAGGACTTACGACAAGCCGGGGCGCCCGAAATTTCTCTAAGTTATTTGATACCAACGACTTGCGTCAATTTAGTAAAAGAATCTCATAAGTTGGCTGTTGGCAATGGGTTACGATGACGATATACTGTATGTGGACGTAAGTGGTTACTGGGCAAAGGGTTAGGTTAAAATAATAATGAATAATGTAAAGATAGGATTATATTCATTTGTCTCGCCTAATCCAGCGGATTTGCTGCCGTTGCTGTTAGTCAGCGAGAATTATGTCAATAGTAACAAGCTACTCTGTTCCTAAGTTCTTATGTTTCAACCAGTTGCGTCAAGTTGCAGAGTGTGGTATACTGAACAGTGTAACAACGATAGTAACAAAGCGACTAATAGTTGAGATTTATTCTCAATAGATAAAGTTAGTTAGATTTTGTTATATAGTCTTATAGTCAGGCAAAAACCGGGAGCCCTTTGTGATGCAGAAAGAAAAAATTATTGTAACTGATGAAAATCGACAGGATATTACTAACATCTATTGTCACAGACTTTTGGATGACATGGACTTTAATACTCTGTGGACTTTTGCTTATGATATGTTGAGAGATAATAAAGAGGGTTTGACTAATAAAATGTTGGAAGATCAAATCTCTGACTACTACCCTGATATTCTGGAGAACTAATATGAATTATTATATCGAAAAACATGATATGGAAATAATCTTGGATGCTCTGGAACATATGAGCGAAACTATTAAAAATAGAAAAGCTTTTGGACTTCCTTCTGTCTGACCTTACTCTGAAGAAGATGTTTCTGGTCTATTTCAAAGTTTTGACAACTCTTATGTGGAGAACTAATGGAAATTGATATTAGTAAACAAGAAGCTTGGAAACTAATAGATGCTATCAAGGCATATATGAAAGACTATACTGTTACGGGCGCAGTTCATAAAACGTTCGACAATATTACTAAAAAACTAAAGGAGGTTGTCAAAGAATAGTAAACGGTGGTGAGAGTCCGGTTACGTTTGTAAGTTATCTGTCCTCAAGGGTTTGTGTGCAACGTGACGATATGGTATACTAGGACTGTGGCAGGGAAGGGCAAGGTTGGTGTTATTAGTATGTATAGTATATATCACCTCCGCACCTGCATAATATATAATCCAATTCAGGGTATCTGTCAAGTTCTTTTCCCCAGCTAGCTTGTTGCTATTGGTGGAATATTTTGTGGTTGTTCTATCCTCTAACTTTGGGAGATTATATGCTAGAAGTTTGCCTTGTATTTGGTGTTTGTATGGGTCTTGTCTCTGGTTACTGTCAAATCCAAGGTTAGTTATTAACTTATTTGCACATCGATATACTCTGTCAATTCTCCTCACGAGAAAATAATAACTACTTCAACACGTTGTACTATTGGTGATGCTTAATCTTATGAATGATCTTATGGCTGGATATTACATAATTTCTGGAATTCTATTCTTCTTCTTATTTGGTTCTGTTAGTATAGTTTGTGATATGTTCTTGAATCAGGAAGAAAAAGAAATTGTCATTAAAAAACGAGCGACAGAACCAGAATCTAGTCCGACACAATTCTTATCTGATGATTATCAAATTGATGATGATTTATTTGATAATTGATTTTGTATCATCTAATCTTTCAGATTTGGCGACCGTGGCGATAGTCAGCGAACAATGGGGGTCAGTTAAAAAATACAAATAAGAAATAACATTTCCATGCACCACCCCATCATGGTATAATACAGGAGTCAACGGAGCCAATAGTCAAGCATATGGTGAGACAAATGCGGGACTAAGGGAATCATGGGCAAAAGTGTTTTTAACTTTTAAACCATGAGGTGATTTATGCGTGCTAGATATATCGGTGAAAGTAATCGTAAGGAAATTCAGAGAAAGTATATTGACCAGATCTTGGGTGAATTAGATTTCATGCAGATCAAAGATAGGTTAAGAGACTATCTTCAGCATGAGAAAGACAAAGAATCTAATTATGCCTTAGAATCTGAGATACGGAAAGAAGCGCCAGAAGTTCTGGTGGAAAATTGGGAAGATTTTAATGGGCCTGCTACTCTCACAGAAGAGGAGCATTATCATGCCTAAAACTTTTCATAGAATAATTTCTTTTGAGGTAGAGGGTGAAATATATGATCACTCTACTAAGCCAGAAGATATTATCAAAAGTTATGACTGGAGATTCAAGGGTTTTCATGACAACCATGAAGATAAATGTTTCTTAGAATCTTCTCATGATGATCGTCGTGGACGTATTACTAAAATGACTCGCAAGAGTAAAATTAGTAAAACTGATAAGGCAGATACAGAAACTTTTACAATTAACAAATGAGGTGCTTTATGAATTATACATTAGTTTATTGGAGCGTTGGAATAATAGTAACATTGTTAGCATTAGTATCTTTATATTATTACTCATGCCATTGTTCTCCTCCAACTATTAAATAGTAAACAATAGTAATTTGATGTTATTTTAATCCGGTAGGGTTAGTCTCGGCTAATCCTCCGGATTTGGTTTTGTTGGTGATAGTCAGCGAGATTAGAGGGTCAGTTAAAAAATGGTAATAGGCTGCAACTTGACCACATATCCCCCGAACTTACTATAACATAAATGACAGTCGCAGGGACGCGACATTACTTCAACAGGAGAAAGTTTATGATTAAGTTTGTTCTTGTGTTTGCTCTTATGGTTCTTGGTTCGTCAACCTATGCTGGTGAGTGTGCTAGTGGCAATTGTACACTACGAAGTCGAGTTGTCAATGTTACTAGGGAAGTTATTTCAGTCCCAGTAGAAGTAACACGCCGAACAGTTGAGGCTACCCGTAATGTTGGTCGAAGAACTGTAGCTCGCGTTCGCAGTGTTGTTCGTTAATATTCATGGTCGATAATCAAAAGGATCATAGGACAGATTTGTTTGATTATAGATCATTAGAGAATTCCCCCGAATAAACTCGGGGGTCTTTTCTTAAATAGACTTATTACTTTCACGGAGGAACTTATGAAGATTTTTATGATTGCAATTGCTCTAGTTTTTGTCACTACTTTTACCGCAGAGGCGGCTCGACCAAAGTATTATAGTCAGCCAACTTATCGGGTAGAAAGTTATACAAAAAACTATGTTGGAAATAATGATCAGGAACGTTGTCAGGCCGAAGCTAATCATATGGCAGCTAATAACATTACTGGTCATGTGTGGGGTGTTATTGGTAGCTTTGAAGGAGTTGGTTATGGTTCGTCTCCCAATTGTAACACTTGTACTCCAGGTAACAATATGAGACTAACAGGAGATGCGTCAGCACAAGGTAAGAATGGTAAATGGTATAGAGTAAGGTCTTGGAGATAATATCTTCAGGCAAGAGTAGCTCAATGGTAGAGCGTTAGGTTTCCAACCTGAATGTTGAGAGTTCGAGTCTCTTCTCTTGCTTTTAATAGTCTCAATTGTATCAGCTAATAAAGTCGGTTTGGATTTTATGGATATAGTCAGCGAACTTTAGTATGATAACAACCATTAAAATAGAATCTCAGATGAATTGTGAGCATATTTGTCAAAAGATTCATCAGGCCATACTAAAATATCAACAAAATAGTCCTGACATGTCTGATACTCTAATAGTTATCGACATTAAGAAAGTGTCCGCTGATACTGATAGTCTGATACCCAAGTTGGAATTTAAGACTGAATAAATCTTGATAGAGTAGTCTGGCCTCTTTATAATACTCTTGAGATATATAGCTTATGTGTCTCACCTAAAACTTCCGATTTGGAATTTATGGAAACAGTCAGCGAGGATTTGTACTATGGCAAAAAAGAAATCTAGTCCTAAAAAGAAAGCCTGCTCTAAGAAAGTTTGTAAAAAGAATTGTGCTCCGAAAAGTTGTGACAAAATTGAGCAGGTTGAACCAAAGACTGAAACTAAATCAGAATATTTTCTGGGCTTAATTAAGAAAGTTTTTGGTTATGAATGAGATATTCCGTATCTTAGGATTCTTTATGATATCCTTGATCCTAGTAGAATCAGCAGTATATTTTGGGAGTTTATATTTTGTCTCCTATCTATCAAGGAAAGACGACAATGATAGCTCAGGTAACTAATATTGTTAAAAGACCAATTTGCCCCACATTCATTCATGATGATCCTACCAGAATATTCATAATCCTCATACTACTCTTAGCCCTATCGGCCATCTTTTACAGAATACTGAGAGCTTTAAATGATTGAGAATGATCCCCTTATTTTACACGGAGCATGGATAATTCTTGCCTGCATCACAATTCATTCGTTTTTGATAGACTATTTAGAGTATCTTTTCAATAAGGACGATAATTATGAGTAAATCAAAATTTGAAGAATTTCACGTTCCTTTCATTAAGAATCTAGTTTTTGTGGCTCTAGTTACTATAGTTTCTATGGTTTCTGTACATTATTATCTTACAAAATCATTATCAGTACCCCAACAATCATCAACTTATACATCTGAACAATCCCAGAGTACGCTCAAGTGAGGTTGTTCTTAGCTAATATCACCTATTTATCGGCTAAAAGTATTAAAATCCACTTATTATCTTATCCCGTGGTGAAATTTGTGGGATAACAGGCTAATTGTACAGGATTTGAATAAAGTTGTCAAGCCCCCTATGTCGATACTTGACGAAAGCGATTCTTTGTGATATACTGCTATGGTGGATACGGGTAGTAAAAGTAATAATGCAGGGGAAATTTGAGGTTTTAGGATGTATAAACAGATTCAATTAACCAACAGTGAACTAGATCTTTTAGCCTCTATGATCCAATATTATATTGACCAAAAGAAGGACAAACCGGGCTTTGAAATCAATAATGCTCACATTATGCTACGTCATATCTGTGGGATTAATGCCCGTAAAGGGAGTAATCAAATAGCTTTTAGTGGTAAGTAAACCCAAATCAAAAACAAATCAATCAGAAATGAATTTGCTTCCTTTTAACAAATTATCTTTGGCCCATAATGGCTGAAGATTTGAGTAATTGAAGCATTGTTTAACTTGCTCAGGATCAGAGAAATCGAAAGATGATATTGGGCGAATATGGTCAACGTGCCATCCTTTAAATGACCAGTTTTCCCAACTCATACCTTCTTTAAATTGAGACTCTAAATGCAGTTTTAATTTCTCAATAGAACATCCTACCAATTCAATAGACGACTCAGATTTTAGTCCATGAGCTAAGGCTTGATACAATCTACCTCTGAGTGATTTCTTTAATTTAAGCAATGGGTTTTTACGACAATTCTCAATAGTCCTTTTATTAATTTTGTCTCTATTATTTGTGGCATAAATTTTATTTTGTTCAATAATTTTTTCTCTATTAATTAAGTAGTATTCTTTCTGTTTTTGTAATCTTTTGTCTCTATTATTTGAATGATATGTTTTATTCATTTCTATTAACTTGTCTTTATTATTCAAATACCATGTTTTAGATTTTTCCTTTCTTTTTTCTTTGTTATTTAAGTGATATTCTTTGTAGTATTTGTTTAAACATATTTTACAGGCATGAGCTAATCCATTTTCATTATTCGGCCTTTTTTTCTTATGAAAACAAGTAAAAGGTTTTTCTTCTTTACATTTATTACAAAATTTAGTGTCCATAAATTAGCCTATTAAAACAACAACCCAAGCAGAGTCAAGGTCAGTTGACAACAGCTTGGGCGTCGAGTATAATCGTTTGTATTGTAGTGTCAAAAGTGTCTGACCACACCCTCAACATCATATAATACACCTAATTTGGAGGACAACCCATGAACGATAAACTGAAAAGTAATATCAGGAACTTTATTGTAGATTATGATAATACTGAGAATGATTTTAATATGGCTGATTATGATTTGTGGCTTGAGACTGCTGTTAATCTTTTGAAAGAAGTTTTGGAGAATAAATAATGACCGAAAATCCGCTACAACTAGCAACTAAAGCTTGGATAGAAGCAGTCCAGAAATATTATGAGAATACTCGTAGTAATGAATTGACCCAAATACATATGAGAGGGCATTTTAGCGGTTGGAGCGAAAGAGAGATAGTGAATTTAGCGAACAAATTGGCTAAAAATGAAAATGATTATCCTTTGTGGAGAGACAAGGAGAATAAATAATGGCTGGACTTGTATTATTTGGTATACTAGGATATATGGCTTGTATACGAATTTATGATTGGTGGAATGGATATGGGGAGTTGTTTTAATGACTAGTGAAGATAATAAAGAGGATTGTCTTACTTTACTAAAAGAGATGAAAGAACTATGTAGAGTATTTGCCAAACACAAAGTCGATGACCCTGCTATGGCATCCTTCATTTATGCTGTGAATCAATCTACTAATGTTCTTATTGAGATTATCGAAAATAAGCCACTAGAAATTAAAAGGATGTTTTAGTGCAAATTAATATAAAAAAAGAACTGAAAAATCTTGATCGTAATGATTTTGCGGCAGTTCATAATCTGGTTGATCTAATTATATCTGATCTTAGTGATCTTCTAGTTGATGTGGGTGATGAAATTATGTTGGCTGCTACAAAAGACTATATGATTGACCTTATTAACCCCGACCTATTAGATTTTGATTCAAGTGAGTCTTGACAACATCCGATACCTATGGTATACTCACTTTGTCTTGCAAACGATAACATATTATCACTTGATATCATAAAACACACACAAATGCTCATATATTATGACTAAACAAGAACCAATAACTTTGACTAACGAAGAAATTGAGGCGATTGAGTGGTGTTTGTCGTTACCCGTCCTCGACAGAGATTTTGTCAAGATGATGCCCCTACGCAATCTATTAGAAAGAACAAATAATAACAAGCAAATGGAAATTGCTAGAGAGATTATGAAACAAGATAGTGAGTGTCTTAGGAATTTAAGTAAAAATAATAATGACTCTATTAAGAACTTTGATTCTTGAATATGATATTGTTGAGATTCATTACAATGAACTTTTGAAGAATAAACCTTACTTGATCAGGGTTTTTAGCTATAATAGTAGTGACCCTACTGAACTCAGAGTGGACGAAAATCAAGTCAACAATCTATATCAAACTCTTAAAGAATACTATCTATTATGAAAATTCAAAACAAGAAAGAAATTGTTCTCAGTGTCCAAGATGTTCAAACTATTCTTTTTGATCATTTGACTAAAGAGCATAAGTTGAGCGGAGATTTTAATTTTGATTTTGTCGTTATCAATAAACCATATTCATGTGGAATGTATGATTCTTGTGATCGTCATGAATTTGATGGTGTGAAGATTGTGGTGACTCATGAATAGCCAAGAAACTCTGGAAAAAATGATATGAGTTCTAACGAACAAATTAATGTTGGGGAGGAATTGGTCACAAGACTACAAAATCTGAATAAGATGTTAGATGCTATTAAATCAGCACAGTTCGATGAGTTGAATCTTCCAGAAATAAATGAACAAAATAAATCTACTGTGAAATCTAAAAAGTCTCCTAAAAGGACAAAATAATGGGCTGGGAATACCGAATTAGCAAAGAAATACAAACACATAAGCATCTTCGCTATGATCCTAAGATAGTTTTTGGGATTAAAAAAGTATTTGTTGGCGAGAATGGGGATATTACTTATATTCGCTCTATGCCTGTATTTATGTGTGAAACTGTTGATGAGTTGAAAACTGAGATTCAGAATATGCTGGAGGGTTGTAATAAACCCATGATTGACTATCAAGGATTACAAGACAGAGTAAATGAACTGGAGAAAAAATGAAAAAAACTTGGCAACAAAAACAAAAAGAAAGTATTCAGTCTGGCTATGACCAAGCCAAACAATTAGCAGAAGAAGTATGGCTAGAGGGAGATCATGAAGGAACTCCTAATGATTTTTATTATTTCCAATGTGGATTTGCGGCGGGTTTGAACTATCAGCGACTACAAGCACTAAATAAATTGAGCCAACTTGATCAAGAACTAGGACTAGAATAACATAAAAATGTTAACCCTGTTCCCGTCGAATGTTTACGCTTAGTGCGTAGATCAACTAGGCTAATTGCCGACAGAGTAGGCGGGGCGGGGTTAACTATAGGAATATTACAAGTAGTATGAGAATCATTAACGAAAGACGATCTCAAATAGATGGCAATACCCTAATATCTTGTATATTAGAATATAATGGTAAATTGTTTAAGATTTCTGATTGTCCAACTAAATTATTTATATGGTCAGAATTGAATGGATGGTTATTTATAGATTATGGAGACACAAAAGAAACTACACAAAAAAGTATAGAACAATTTTTGTCGATAATGAAAGCATACACAAATGAAAACATTTGATATATCGAAAGATAATGATATTTATCTACAATCCCCAACTCTAAAAGAAGTATTAAGAGCTGGTGAGGATTTGTGTCATCACTTAAAAGTTTCTTATGATCCTTATAAAATTAAAGTAACTACTGATTATGGAACCAAAGTAGTAATTTACTACAAGGAAAATGACAACGACTAAAGATTTTCAAAAACAATTACTCTATCTTATCACTAAAATAGAAAAGATAGAAGATTTATGCAAAGAAGAGGCTGCTGAACCATTCGGGCCTTATCTTGATACTATAGAGTTTATGAAGGTGCTTGAGGGTAGTAAAAAATTAACATATTCAGAAGGATTAGAGGCGGGAATATCTCATATGGCAAGTAAAATATTAAGGATTCTTTATGAACGAAACTAATTTTGATATTAAACCAACAATAATAGTATTAGGAACAGTTATAGGGTTATTATTCTCTATTTTTGTTCTTAATCCTATCCACAAAAAGAAAGTACAAAAACTATCAGAACCACCACTGATAACTTGCAATCAATGTAAAGGCTCTGGAGAATATCCAACAGACGTTAATAAACTCATGATGGATGCTAGTTTGGCATTATTCATAAATCATCATCTTATGGTTGACAAGTGTGAAAAGTGTGTTAGACTACCCTATGGTGATGGTTACGATTATTGCGATATTGTTCAGAACAAATACAAGATTTTGCTTCAAGAATATGGTGCTGCTGGGCCGAAAATAGATATGGCGGCTTGTGAAAAATGTATGGGAATGGGCCAATTTACTACAGTGAAGAAAGATGGTTCGTATATGACTCAAAAGGAATACGATCAGGAACATAAATGATGACTATGTTTTATAGAGCGGTTTGCAAAATTTGTGGTAGTAATTGGAAAAGATGTCCTAAATGTCAGTTTGGAGCTTAGTAATTCGTGACTGGTTTAAATATTCAAGCCCCGTGGTCTACCCTTTTAATTAATGGTCAGAAAACGGTCGAAACCCGCTCCTATCGACTCCCCACAAGATTAGAGGGAGTTGAGTTGGCACTAATTGAAACTCCGGGGAAATCGGCTAAGTTTAAGAGTAGAATTATCGGAACCATAACTTTTAGTCATTGTTTTCAATATCAGAATAAAGGTCACTGGGCTTTTGATTATGAAAGACATTGTGTTCATATTACTAATGAGTATGGTTGGAAAGATGATAAGCCTAAGTTTGGATGGGTTGTAAAATCTGTCAATAAATTTGAAAATCCAGTTGACCCTCCAGTTAAACGTGGTATAATTTACGCTAAAGACTGCCTTTTGGAGAAATTTACATGAGATGGGTTTTTATTGTGGCTAGAAATTCAACTATCGAACAAGTGAAAGTATTTGACGATTATTTTCAGGGAGAGATTCATGCTAATGAGTATCTTAGGATAGGATTTGGGGTCAATGAAGTTGATTTTCCAGAATATCGTAAGGGAGAGTATTATCAAAGTGCTGATTCTGGAGTGAGCGTTGGTCTTTATAAGGACAATACCTAAAAATTCAAGTTGACTGCTGAGTATGACGATGTATAATGCAAGGGTATCGAAAGGTTATTTTAACAAACACAAACCGGAGTTTTATTATGAGCGTTTTTAAGATTAGTGTTTTGGTTGCTGCTTTTTTGAGCTTTGCTCTTAGTGTTGGTCTTTGGTTCAGTGGTATGCCAGAGGCTAAAGATAGTGGACTTTTTGTAGGTTTGTGGGTTCCTAGTATTCTTAGTCTTGGTAATCTATTCTCTTATAAGGGAGATTAATCATGGAAATGTTTATTTTTTTTGCAGGGCTAATAATTACTTTAATTGTTAGTTCCGGTTTAGCTATTAGTATTTTGTTTTTGGGCGACATGAATCCAGACTCTAGACAAAATCGTAGAGTTAACTATACGTTATCTGATTTGAAAGATAATGAAAAACTGAAAAAACTCATAGCAGAAGTAAAGGACTACAAAGAAAAAGTTCCTAGCTGATTTTTAAAGTTGGTTGTTGACAAACGCCGATACTGTAGTATACTAGGGCATACCTTGGAGAAAATCTAATGAGTCCAACAGTTCAACAAAAAGTTCAAAATTTGCTTGACAAGTATTTTATCGGTCAGAATAACTGTGAACTAGTTATTAAACAAGATGATCTAAATAGTTTTTTGCAGGAATATAATACTATTATTATCACTCGTACAGTGGAAGTTTGTGGTCTACATTAATAAATTGGAGAAAATATGACAATTCAACAGCTTCGTAATGATGGCTACAAGGTTAGGGTTCTTCATAATCGTCTTTATAACGGCTACTATAAGTGGCAAGTAGGTAGCAAGCCTAGTGGAGATCATGGTTATGGGCCTGTTGATCCAGATACTAAAGGTGGATCAACTCAAATTGTAATTGACAGTCCATCTGGTGATCATTACGAAGGGCTGGCTATTTGTAGCAAGAAAGAAAACTATAATAAAAAGCTGGGCGTTAGAATTGCTCTTGGACGATGCAATATTAAACAACCGCTCTATATTCCAACAGAGGTAGAAAATGACTAAAGAAGAAAAACTGGAAGAAATTAGGCGAATGTGCTTGGGTATTATGCAATGTTGGAGTCAAAAATCTAGTTATAATGATCCTTATGAGGATGGACGAATTGTTGGGCGTTCAACACTAGCAGAAACTATTCTGGAGATTATTAACAATGGCTAAGAGTTTTGAAGATTTGTTGAAGAAAACTTGTTCCAAAGACGTTATTATTGATGGATACAAAAAAACTATGGATTACTGGGCAGAATATATTGGCCTTTCTAAAAGTCAATACAATACAGTACCATACGGTTGGTCTATGACTAAACTTAAAAATAAGAAACCAAAAAGGCGTGACCCGTCACGAAGATGGTAATGAGAACATTTAAAGAAGAAATTAGAAAAGTTCTTGATGACGTTTCATGTGATGCTTGTGGGAAAAGTACCACTAACTATCCAGATGTTGGGCCAGATTATGCCACTCTTGAATCTTGTTGGGGATATGGCTCAAAGAATGATGGATCAAGATTTGAGGTTGATCTGTGCGAGTCGTGCTTCAATGATGTAATTGATTTACTGAAAGAAAAAAGAAAAAGTGTTTTAGGGCCGTTTAGTTATCCTTATGAAAACGATCCTTTGGATGGAGTATGAAAGATTCAATAACTCTTATTGGCGACGTTCATGGTAAATATAAACGCTACCATGAAATTATCAGAGAAAAAGATCGTCATCCATATACTATTCAATTAGGAGATTTTGGTTTTGATTATGGTACAGTATTTAATGTGGACGATGAAAAACACAAGATCATAGGAGGAAATCATGATCATTATGATAGGATTATTCATATTCCTCATTACTTGGGAGATTATGGTTTTACCACATTGAATGGAATATCCTTCTTTTTTTATCGTGGAGCCTATAGTATTGATCGTCAAGATCGAACTATTGGAATAAATTGGTGGCAGCAAGAACAGGTTACTATTGATCAATTCTTGAAGGCCAGAGAGCTTTATAGACAGATCAAGCCTGATATTGTTTTAACTCATGATTGTCCAGACGAAGTTAGTTTACAAATACTAGATTCCAACCAAAGAAAATATGAGAACCTAACAGGATGGGCTTTGCAAGAGCTATTTAATATTCATCAACCTAAGAAATGGCGATTTGGTCATTATCATAAGAGTTGGAATATGAATATAAGTGGTACGGATTTCAGATGTTTAAACGAATTGGAAACTGAACTATTGACAGTCTAGTATCGGGTAGTATAATTAAAATGTTGATGCCGAAAGGTTGGGGTCGCGGGTATCCTCAATAATCAACAGCCGTAGGTTTTGTTTGCAGAAAAGTTTTCGTAAATGACCAAAACCAATTCTGCTTTAATACAAAGGATTATATCATGTGGAATCATAGAATAATTAGACATATTGATGATGACAGTATTTATTATGCTATCCATGAAGTTTATTATGATGAAGATGGGAAAGTAAAAGGCTGGACAGAAGAACCTATTAGAATTATGGAAGAAGGCTTAGAAGATCTTAAAGTTACCCTACAAAGACTAATAGAATCTTTTGATAATCCTGTTCTTGATGAGGAAACCAAGGAGGCCATTCTGTGACAGAAAATGAGCGGTTTGTTATATTTTGGCTATACAATACGGTTGCTAAAAAGATGCCAAGTAATCCTTATGGCTCTGACGACATTATACTTAATGGGATTAATGTAACAGAAACAGTTAGAAAACTATTGCAGGATAGATTATTTGTATGAACGACAAAGAAAAAACTAGCATACTTGAAATTATGAAATTGTGTAACCAAAAGATCAAAGCACAAAAAGATCATGAGGCTAGTGCTGGATATGGTGAAGATTATAATGATGGTAGAATTGTCGGTGGTGCTGCATTAGCACGACGAATATTAAATATCCTAAAAGAATTTCAATTTTAATCATGAGTACATTACCAGATAGTAAAATTCCTTGGTGGGATAATCATTATGAAGATACTTATAGTGAAGAAGTAGAAGATGGATATCCTTATGATATTGGAACTAAAGTACAGGAATAAATTATGTGGCTAAGACCAAAATCAAGAGTTCATCATTGGAATTGTTCTAGGTTCGCGGATTTTATTCGCGGAGAGAAGAAACCCTTTGCTTTAGAGTGGGGCAAATGGGACGAATGGAATAAAAAACAAAAAAAGAAAAGACCAGTAAGATATTGGCTGGCAGAAGAAGTATTACCTAAACTACAGGATTTGATCATGTTTCCTGTGGACGTTTACACTGAGATTAGATACTATATCAACAATCGTTGGATAACTAAAACACACTATCTAAAAACTAGACTAAAGCCAGGACATTACTATGAGCTTGATTATAGAATTCTTCATGGGTTATTTAATGAGCTTGTGGATTTTGTAGAGATTGAATATGCACACCTAGCAAAATGGTCTCTTAAAAAAGGTACTAAAAAATACAAGTTCAAACATGGTCGATCAATTGAAGCAGGATTAGCTTATCTAAAGTGGGCTTGTTCTTTAAAGTATACCAAAGATTGGGGAGTAGATAAAAAAGACCCAAAGTACGGAAAACCAACCCACCAAGCCATCTCTGCACAAAAGATTAAAGAACTTTATCTCTGGTGGAAAGATCGTCCTAATCGACCAGAACCAATGACTGTTGCTGGATTAAACTGGGATCAGAATAAAGAAGACAACTTGATGGGTGGAAAGATATCTAAAAAAGAACTACTGGAATTTAAAAAGCTTGAAAAGATTGAAGCAGACTACGAAAAAGAAGATACAAAAATGCTCATTGAACTAATTAAAATCCGTAAGGAGTTGTGGTCATGAGAACAGTTAGTTTAGAACACGATCTTATCAAATCGGATTATATTACAGACAAATGTGTTAACAGCGAATCTTACAGCCAAAATTTATATTCCGCCATGTGCAATAATTTATTCTACAAGAATGATGAAGAATGGAGTTGTTCTTGGAGATATGCTGGGGGTGTTATTGCAGATATAAGAAATAAGGGAGAGAGTTATATTGATTGGTATTGTTCTGGAATAGGTAATCATCATGATGGATATGTTGGGGAGAGTTTTGTTACTGATGAAATTCGATCAGACTTACTACAGCTAGGATGGACTATCAAAGAATATCCTCAGAGCGAACAGGTTGATGCTATCTAGGGAGTTCCTATTAAAAAGAGGGTACTGCTGCCCCTTGGATGCTTTAACTGCCCTTATAACGAGCAACCAGAGGGCTTGACAAAGGAACCAGAGGACGTTAAACTAGAAGTGAAAGACGAATCATCTACTAAAAAGGAAAAGCAATGAACGAGTCAGTAAATCAAGCTATTTGTGATTTCTATAATAGTGTTTGGAATTATATGAAAGCTGAATATAAGCCAAAGTGGGCCAGACTTTATAATGCTGAAGATACTTTGGATGAAATGATTCAGATTACTGGACAGTATTATCTTGGCGGGAACAATGTTGTAGATACCGCCGGAGATATTGTGACTCTTCTTAAAAAGAGACATAAGTGACCTACTCTGATTTTAAAAACAAAATTGATCATGATCTTAAAAAGTATGGTTTAAGGTATGGTCAAACAGTTATGAATTCCTTATCAGAAGTTTGGCCCGATAAGCATAGAGAATTAATCTCAACAGACTTAGATTGTTTTTATAACGATAACAAAACCGATACAACACTAAGCTATCTAGAAAAAGCATGGAATCATGAAACAGTTAGATAAAAAAGATCCATTTTTTGATATAGATACTTATATCAATCGTCTGGAAAAAACAATAGAACAGCAAAAATATACAATAGAGTCTCTTAAAAATGAGATTAGAACCCAAAGAAAAGAAATAGGTTCTTTGCGAGAAGAACGCAGATCGCTATTAGATCAAGACAAGCCGCCGATGTTCGACCACAACCTATGGATAGAAAATGGAGATAATAATGAAAGATAAGACAGAAGTTTTTGCTATTGGTACTGACGTTAAACTGGCTGAAGATGTATTCGGCAAGGTAACAGGGATTAATATTCGTGGAAATAATTCGATCAGCTATGAAATTGGCTGGTGGAATGGACGAAGTTATGACTGCAAGAGTTTTGCTGACTATGAAATTGAAAGCACTCTATCTACAACAAAGCAAAGAATTGGTTTTGCTTGAAGTCTTGACAAGAGAAAACCGATAAGATAGAATGAGGAACTGGATGGATTGGGATTTTACTTGGTTAATCGAACTAACTTTAGTGATTATTGTATTTTTTGTTTTTGGTTATTTTTTAGGGGTTAACTGGTGAACTCTACAGCTACTAATTTTCATGACCATATTAACATATGGTTAGATGCTCTTGAAGTAAAAGCTAAAAAACAGACCTATGGAGATGAACAAGCTGTTTATTATTTCTTCAAAGAGAATAAGAAATACTACAAGATTACTCAAGTTTGGGAAGGTGTTGAGACTATTCATGCTTTCGTAGATAAAAACACCGGAGATGTTTATAAGCCAGCAAGCTATAAAGCTCCATATAAAGATGCTAGATACAATCTATTTCATGACCACAAAAAACTTATTGATGAGTGTGATTGGGCAGGAAGTTATTTATACAAGAGGATGGGATGACTAATAAAGACCAAATTAAAAAAGCATTAGAAACAATAGGCACAGAAAAAGCATTACAGTGTTTGATTGAAAGCATTGACGAGAGTACAGAATGGAACAAGGCTCCAATCTGGAAATTTAAGCTTATTGAAAATCTAGAAGATGCCTACAATTCATATATGGATCAATTTAGTAAGGAGACTACTAATGCGTCTTGATTTGGCTATGGGATTAAAGGTTGGAGACAAGATTGTTAATGTGTTTATGGATGAGCTTGTTATATCAGCAATAGACCATAGTTATGATCCAAAACCACCAGTATTTATAGCATTAGATACTATGCTACAAAAACATTATTATTGGTTTGATGATATTTATTATCCAGACTTGTCTGATATTTGCGATGAAGAGAAAAGTTTTGTTCTTTGGGCAAAAGATAATAGACAACTTGTTGGAGAAAATTCTCGTCTACTTAAAACTGTTTATATGCAGGGATTCTCTATGGGATTTGATCATAAGAGAACAATTTCCCATGAAGAGGCTATGCAAAAATGAGCGAGGCATATGATCCTAACTGGAATCCAGACGATTACGATATGACACTCAAGTATGAGCCTATGAATTTGTCTAAAGTCAGCAGTATCCTGTCACAATATAAAGGACAGCAGGTTTTAGATTACATCATTGAGCTATATAAGTTAATTGAATATCAAAAGAAAAGAATATTTGAGCAAGAAAAAGAGATCATTGCTTTGCGACATGAAAAAGCATGGAAGCATTATGATAAACCTATAGAAAATTACGATCCAACCACAAGAAAGTATGTTGACAAACCACCCAAGTCTGGTAACATGAGTTGTTAATATGATGATCTCCGAAATCAAAAAATGGGCTAAAACACAGGGTTATGAAGTAATTAAAGACAAGGAAGATGGTCTTTATTATTGGGCTAAGTTAGATGCTGGGCCGGATGCTAGTGGAGTAGCAAAAAGTGTTAGCAAAGTAGCTACCGCTATTTTTAATCATATGACAGAAGATAAATGGGTTGAACATCAAACCAAGTTTAAAGAAGAAAAAGCCGATGTTAAATTTACAGTGAGCGATTATTAATGTATATTTTGCAATTAAATCCTCCTATCAATGTTTTTACTCCAAAAGGAGAAGGTTTTGCTAGATTGGTTATAGATTATGGGCCAGACATTAATACTATTTGGGTAGTAGATTTGTTCTCAACAAGAGAGTGTATTCATGTAGATAGTCATGAGATATACTTTGGTGCTAATCCTATGTGGAATTTACAGGAGCCAAATATTCCTTCAGAAAGAACAGTACCGTGAGCAATTACCTAAATATAGACATTCCTCCATTTTGGTGTTTTCTTGATACGGGCTTTCTAAACGATGAACTCCCTAATGTCAAAAATGAAAGAATAGTGGTTGAAGTTTTTAGCTTCACCAGCATCCCACAAAGATGTGGTATGTTTTCTATTATGACAGAATATGGAAGTCAACACGCCAGAGTTCCAATTCATTATCTAAGAGGTAATGATGAGGGAGGTAGCGAATATCCATTGGACTGGATACAACTGTGGGATAGTATGAGCTACTATGTGTCGTGCAATATTAATGAATATACAAAAAACAGAGCAGCTAAAATAATGCTAAAGGATCATTCATTACATAGATCCAAATATTTGTTTACTTTAGATTGGTGTTTTGGCCCACAGTACAAATCTGGTTATGGTGAAATGGCTGCTGGTCATAAATGTGGTCATGTATTCTTAGGTGAAGGTGGACAATTTTTTATACAACCAAACAATAGGGTACTGTGGATGGATGGAGGAAGTTTTATCAGTAGAACATTTGACAAGAAACCAGATTGGAAAGTTTTTAGCAAAGAATTTAGTTGTGAGCATACTGGTAGTAGGTGGGTAAGCAAATCAGAAGAAGAAGAATACTTTTATGAATTTAAAGAGGCAAAAGAATAATGTATGTCAAATTTGTGTCTAAATCAGACGAATGGTTTGATGCTGGAACAGAAGTTTTTGATGCTACAATATGTGATTGGGGCAGAATTACCAAAAGAATGACTCTTGATAGCTATCATAATACTTGGCTAAAAGCAGGACATATACTTGGTAGAGGTTTAAGAAATGGTTTTTGGGATGAAGAACTTTGTCCATTAGAAGAGTTTGAAATATTATATACGGAGGATCAAATATGAGTGTAAAACTAATTAGTGTAACTCCAGACGCAGAAAAACTAATGAGCTATTGTGCGAGGGTCAGTAACCCGAAAAATCAGGATTCAGATAATTACGCAAAACTATTAGCTTACTGTATTAAAAATAAACATTGGTCGATATTTGAAATGGCGAGTATGGGTCTTGAGGTGAATACCACAAGAGGAATAGCGGCTCAAATTCTTAGACATAGAAGCTTTAATTTTCAAGAGTTTTCTCAGAGATATGCAGACACGACACTATTAGCAGAAGAAATTCCATTATTTGAATTACGCAGACAAGACGATAAAAATCGTCAAAATAGTATAGATGATATTCCAGATGAAGTTAGGGCTAAATGGGGTATGAGAATTAGAGAACATTTTGCTAAGGCTAAATCTATTTACGATGGAATGATAGCTGATGGAATAGCTAAAGAGTGTGCTAGATTTATTCTACCATTGGCAACTCCTACTCGTTTATATATTCATGGAAATATCAGATCATGGATTCACTACATAGAATTACGATCTTCTAATGGGACTCAAAAAGAACATATGCTTATTGCAGAAGAAGCAAAAAGAATTTTTTCAGAACAATTTCCTACTGTATCGGAGGCATTAGGATGGTAAAGAAAGAGCTTATTGTTACCGGACAATTACAAGACTCAGACGGACAAAAACTTATTCTTCATGGTTCTTTTTTTGAATCTTCAAGAGAAGCAGCGATACAAAAATTTCATGAATATTTTGAACCAGATCTCAAAGTAATGAAAATCTATTCTGTTGTTAATGAACAAGGACAATTAGTATAAACAATGGAAACTAAATCTAATTTAACAATTAAAATAGTTAGAGAATTGCTTGATCATGGATTCTCTGTTTTGCTATACAATCAAGAAGAATTAGAGGGAGCTTGTGGTGGATGGTGTTCTATAGAGGATAATGAAAAAGAATTCGCGGTAGCCATGAAGCATCACATGGGTTTTGAAATACTTATTCATGAATACTGTCATTTCCTTCAATGGAAAACTGATCGTAAATTGTGGGATAGAAGTATGGAAACATATGATATTCTTTTTGATTGGATTAGTTATCCTTCTTTGGTTGCTAGTGCTTTTATTAAAGACTACAAAGTCACTACAGAAGAACTAGACAAAAGTCTACACGATATTTTAGAGATAGAACATGATTGTGAAAAAAGAGTTTTAAAACTGGTCAAAAATTGTCCTATCGAAGATTTTGACACAGATAAATATATACGAGCAACTAATGCGTATTTATGGAGTTATCATCTCAATAGAGAATTAAGACTACGACCAAAACGTCCAATATACTCACAAAGAGTATTAGAACATATGCCTAATACTTTTAATCCCGATCTATCTTTTTATCTAGATCGTCATAATCTTACTGATCCTATTCGACAAGCATTGCTGGTTGAATACGAATAATTCTCAAGTCTGGCTTGACAACTTGACGATACTAGGATATAATTCCGGCACAGGAGACACTATGAATAAACTTGGACTTTGCTGCATATCCCTCAAGTTGAAAGAACAGGGATTTGGTCATCAGACTATGACCTTTAAACGATTCAGTTCTTTGCCGCGAGAAGAAGCACTAGAGATTCTTGGTGATAGAATCAAAAACAATCTAGAAGTAACCAATAAAACAATTCAATTTTGTGCAGAAAACAATTATGTTTATCGTGTTAGTAGCGACATTTTTCCTCTTATTACTTACGATGAGGCTAATGTGAGTCTTGAAGATTTGCCTAATTATGACGAAATACAAGATGCGTTTGACAATCTTTCAGAAACTATTTCCTCTACTAGCGTTCGTGTTTCTGCTCATCCAAGTGAATTTAACAGTCTGGCTAGTCTCAACGAAAAAGTTATCGAAAAAACCATTACAGAACTCAATTTCTACAGCAGTTTCTTTGACAGAATTGGACTTCCAGCAGATCGTAGATCTCCAATGAATTTCCATATTCATAATAATAATGGAACCAGAGAAGAAATTGCTCACAGGTTCTACAACAACTTTAAGAAACTGGACAATAACTGTCAGGCTCGCATCACAATCGAAAACGATGACAAACTTAACTGCTGGAGTGTGAAAGAATTAGTAGATATCTTCCATCCGATTACTCGTATTCCAATATGTTTCGACTATTTACATCATAAGTGCCACCCAAATGGTCTTACAGAACGTGAGGCTATTAATATGTGTTGGGATACTTGGCAAACTAGACCGCTTTTTCATTATAGTGAAAGTAGAGAAGGAAATAATCCAAGAGCGCACGCAGATTATCCAGAAAATACTTTTGATAATTATGGTCTTGAGTTTGATATTGATCTAGAACTAAAAGCAAAAGACTTGGCTCTTGCAAAATATGATTCGTTACTAAACTGTGTTTCTTAAATATAAGGAGATAATTATGGCTCAAATCGGTGCAATTTCAATTAGTCCCAATGTCAATACTCAAGCAATCATTAACTTGCTGAAGGAAGATAAGAAGATTACTATTGGTCAGGAACAAACTGCTCCCGATGGCTCTCGCTATATCCCCATAGAGAAGAACTAAAATGTCGGCTAACCTTATTCTTATTACTGGTATAATATATCTTTATATAGCCATTGAACAAGGTTATCTACATAGTAACTATGGTATGTTTATAGCCTATCTTGGTTATGCAGCAGCTAATGTTGGACTGTATATGTTAGCTTCAAAATAAAGAGGTACTTATGAAAGAACCTAAAAGAATCAAACTTAATCCAGAAACTCCAACACCAAAAGAGGTTACTAAACACAGACTACCCCCATTAAATAAAACTGAATGGGATGCTTATGGTCAAGATAATGATGATACTTATACTCCTATAGATTTGGATAAAATAAATAGACTATTGGATGAAAGTAATGAAAATAATTCACAAGACCATTAAGAAAGCCTACGAAAATTGGGAACCGAATCCTCTTGTTCGTTGTTATCATTATTGTGCTGCTTTTGATGGTAACAAGATGATAGAATTTGCTCAGAACAATCCTGTTAAAATGAGTACCAAAGCATTTAGGATTGGCAAAAGATTTAATATCCCCAAATATTTGGAGTATCCTTATGTACATAGTGAATCTCATCTTATTTCTAAATTACTTGATCGCTATAACTCCATTGATCCTAATTGGAGCGTATGTGTCTTACGAATTAACAGACAGGGATTGATCCTTGGAAGCAAGCCATGTGTTAATTGCTCTAAGCTATTAAATGCTGTGGGATTAAATAATATCTATTATAGTGATGATGATGGAAACTTTGTTTGTCCTACTAAAACCATCAAGATTGAACACATGGTAGACATTCCTTATGTTTGAACCAGAGTGGATGGAATATTTTGAGAGAGAAGCTCCGTTTTCATATTACTGTATTATTTTTTTAGGGTACTTAATTAAGATATTGTTTTATTTTTCGTATGTTATACTCTTGATATTTTTATTTGTTCCTCTTTTCATGATATATTCTGGCACAAAAGCTATTAAAATCAAACTAGTAGAAGATAAAAAACATAAAAAACTACGCAAAGAAAAAGAGAAACAAGAACAGCTTCATCAGAATCTATATTTAGACCATCTAGACAGAAATATAAAAAAGAAAAAGAAACACAAATAGTTTCTAAAGTCTGCCTGTTGACAACTCCGATACTTGTGGTATAAAACATGAGTTGTTGCCGCGTCATTTTGGAGAAACTATGAATTGCATTTATTGCAAAAATTGTGTTGGTGTTGAAAGATATGAGTTTCTTGTAGAAACTAATAGAAATATTGTATGTAAGGAATGTTCAGCAGAACAAAAAGCTGTTGGATATATGGATTGGGGACATAAGACCGCACCAAGCCTGGTTATGGTTCCAAGCAATGCTAAAGAGACTATTAGGATTTTGAACAGAGCAAACAGGAGAGCTAGATGACTAATGAATTTGAGCTTGAGGGACTATTGTTTAAGCAGGTTGAGAAACCTAAAAATCATTTGATGACTAAAGTTATTAATGTATTCCATGACTATTATCGAATTAATGTTTATACTCAGATTGAAGAAGAGGGATTGTTGAAGCGAAAGATTTCTCAAAGCTATATGACAACTTTCAGAAACAATGTTTTGACTATTATTCCAGATCCAGACAAAAGACCAGACGATCTTAAAAAGAAGTGGTGAATTATGCCAATAGCAACTTTAAAATTTAAACTACCAGAAGAACAGTACGAGTTTGATACGGCTGTTAAAGCCAATGATGCTAAAAGAATGTTGTGGGATTTTTCTCAACAATTACGGTCTTGGCAGAAATATAGCAATGATTTTACCGATGCGGGTGATGCTCTTGACAAGATTAGATCAGAATTTCACAGATTAGTTAATGAATATAATATCAACATAGACTAAGGAGATTATTATGCCACTTTTTGAAGTTAATACCGTTTCTTTGTTTCGACATAAGTATGTGATTGAAGCTAAGAATCTTGAACACGCTTATGATACTGTATTGATTGATAAGCCAGAAGAGCTGACTCAAAAACATCTTGAAGAAACTATTCTTGATGGTCGAAAGATTGACAGAAAAGAATTTGAAAGACTTTGTGATGAATCTCTTAACGATAGTACAGAATTAAGTAACGCTCATCTTGGAACACGAATTATACACAAGGTAGATTACAATGAGTCCTGAACTAACAGCTAAATTAATCTCAGCCTATCCTGAACAGTTTAAAAATCTTACATGGATAGAATGTGGGGATGGTTGGTTTAATATCCTATCCAAGCTATGTTATATTGTAGATAATCGTCTTCATTACAAGCAAAAGACTAATGAGCCTCTAGATTTTTTCTGTTGGAGTCAAATTAAGGAAAAGTTTGGTGGGCTAAGAGCCTATGCTTATGGCGCTGATGATTTTATCAAAGGAGCAATAGATATGGCAGAAAGTATGAGTTATACAACTTGTGAAGTTACTGGAGAAAAAGGAAAGCTTCGTAAACAAAGAAGAGACAATGAAGGAGAGCCGGTTATGGCATGGATAAAAACTCTTTGTGATAGTGAAGCAGAAAAAGAAGGCTATATTATCTAAATTAGTGACTAAATCAAAAAATCGAGAATACTCTAAAGATTCCCTCTTGACAGTGCCGATAAGTGAGATATACTTAGGGTGTAACGTCAACAAACACAGGAGAAAAGAAAATGGGTAAGGGTCAAAAAACTTGTGAAAAATGTGGAGCTACCACAGGCCCGCGAGCTTATATGTGTCCTAAGTGCAATGCTCCGTTCGTTTTTAAGGCAAAGAGCAAAGAAGCAAAGAACACAAAGATTATTCGTGACTTTAATTGGAAGGAACTGATTAAAGGAGATAGAATTAGAGTTGGTGGAGGCCCATACTTTGTGAGGGGTGCTGAGTTCATCCCGATGGGTTATAGGGGTCGTTTTGTTGTGGAAGGGATTGACCAGCATGGAATTAAAGCATGGGGTCTGGACAAGCACCAAGGCTTCTGTCACATTTATATGGGGCCAGATATTCAGAACAAAGAGACTCATGTTTGGAAAATTAAGCATAAGCTTATGAAACTTAAACCAAAGGTGGAGGCGTAATGTCTCTTACTCAAGAACAAAAAGATCAAATCAATATTCTGCTTGACAATAGAGATAAGATAGTAAACAGTCTCTATCATATTGAGCGTATTTTAAAGACTTATTTTCCAGAAGAATTTGAACGAGCTATCCAATTCTATCTGCCTCAAATTACCACTGCTCTTTATGAGGATAAAAAGTGGCTAAGTAGAGGGGAGTATAGTTTGCAGAACACTATTGACAATCTGTTGGAGCGGTGTAAAATTAACGAGAGTGGCAAGGGTACTACAAAATATCTTTAATTGGAAGAAACGATGGAAAGCTATAGTATTATTGACTTGGAAGGTTATGCCAAAGCTATGAGAGAGGGTGCTGCATCCTCTTTTGAAAAAGACTATACAGAAAATTTGGATGAATTTATCTCTATTGGTCAGGTAATTAACTTGATCAAAAAAAATAACCTTGGACTTGACGAAGAAGGTAATTATCTTATCAACGAACAGATTTTTGATGATGTATTCAATGATATTAGAGATTGGCTTTATGGAGTTGGTCTAGCTAAACTTGCTTCAAAAGGATTCGTAGAATGTGCTTGGGATAACGAGTCTAACGACATGGTTTTTTGGTTGGCAAATAAAGACAAGACAAGTATTTCTGCAAAACCCTCAAAGGACAATGATGAGTAACTATTTGAATATTAGGAACGTCAATCTTTTTACTAAAAGCATTAGAAAAAACGTAGTAATGGTTTTTCCCAGATCATACCATCATCAGGTAGACAACTTGATTTCATTAGCTCAAGCAGAAAACTTGGTTAGAAAATATATTGAACCAGGATATAATGATGAGTTCATAATTTCTGAATGTAACTATGATCATCTTTGTGCCGAGATTAAAAAATGGATTTACAACTCAAGCCTGAGCCAAGTAGCCTCGTCTGGAAAAATAGAGTGTGCATGGGACGATGACTCTAATGAGATGATTTTTTGGCATCCTGAATCAAACGAAACATTCAACACTATTAAATAATATGTCAAAAGAAGAAATACAACAACTAAAAGATCAAATTCATGACTTGAAAGAATATTTATATTCTGACTTGTGTAAGGCTTGTGGAGATGCAGCATTAGCTCTAGATAAAATTAGTCAAAGATTAAATCAACTAGAGTCTCAACAAAATTCCTAAAGGTCTTGACAGTGGTTGGTCGATATGATACAATAACTCAACACGGGGCGGAAGGTAAGCCGGTTGCATCCGACACTCTTATAAGGTGTTCATAGGTTGGTTCGACTCCAACTCGCCCTACTTTAAACAGGAAGGATTCTGATGAGACTTCAACCATTAACGGCTATTTTTGCAGGATTATTCCTAACTTCACTAGGATTTAACTTCCTACTTTATTCAGATATTCAAAGACTAAAAAAGTTGTCAAACAAGCCAGCAAGGATTATTATAGAAAGAACTCCAGAAATTCATATCAAACCAAAGTTTTGGGGGTATACTAAAGAACGGGCGATTCCTGGTATCGACAGGTAAAAAGAAATATAAATTGCATTGACTGGTTGATCGACCGGCCAGTATAAAAGTCGATTAAAAATGTTAATTGGCGAAGTTTCAACTCTCGCTCTCGCTGCCTAATTAATTAGGTAATGAGTGGGGCGGCATGAGCCTTATTACCAAATCATGCTGACTCCGATATTCGGATATGGTAGTCCTACCAGACATAAATAGGAATGATGATTGTACTCAATCTGACTCAGATAATTCTGATAGCTTTGTTATTTGTGTGATAACAAGTAACTAACAATGTAGAAGTTTATATAGACGTTTATACTGGACGGGGTTCGATTCCCCAATCGTCCACTTAATATTATGAGAAAAATTTGTACTTACTGTGGAAAACGTAAAAACTTAGCAAGTTTTCCCAAACACACTATGTACAAAGATAATCTTGATAGCAGATGTCGCAAGTGTGTTAAAAAACATTCTAAGATTAGAGTTAAGCTACATAAAAAAGCGCCACCAAAACCAGAAGTATGTGAGTGCTGTAAAAAGGTTCCCTACAAATGGGCCTTAGATCATGATCATGATGATAATAGTTTTAGGGGCTGGCTCTGTGAACCTTGCAATACTGGCATAGGCAAACTGGGTGATGATTTTCAGAGCATCGTTAACGCTATGAATTATTTTCTTTCAAGACAAAAACGATATGAAAAATAAGATTAAAGAACACCTAGCAGAAAACAATATGACATACTGGCAACATTTTAGGTTTGCTGTATTTTTTGGATGCTTATCTTTATTGGCTGGATTTTGTTTGATAATTCATGCGTTTTTTCCATGTTGGTTTCAAACTTCTGGCAGCGATTTGGTTCAGTCTATGGCGATAGTATTTAAGAAACGAAACCGATTAGATGATACTTGACAAAGGGACTACCGTATGGTAGAATTGGGACAACACAGGAGAAAATAAAAATGTCGTTTGAGCATCTTAATGGTTTTGTTCGTGATTTGAAGTCAACTAGCAGCACACTTGATAAAGTTGGCATTATTGAGGATTATACTTCCTCTAATGAGAGTGGAGCAAATTTTCTTAAAAAGATTCTGCTCTATACTTATCATCCTCTTTGGCAGTACAATGTAACTAGTGATAATCTTAAAAAGAAAAGTCATCTGCGTGGTAAAGTATACAAGTCTATATTTGATCTGTTGGATGCTTTGAAGAATAGAGAAATCACAGGTCATGATGCTATTGGAGCAGTTAATAGCTTTATTGACAACCAAAGAGAATACGAAGAACTCGTTCATTGCATCATTGACAAGGATTTGAAAACCCGTGCTGGAGATAAGCTGATTAATAAGGCTATTCCAGATCATATCCCAACATTTAGTGTTGCTCTAGCGGACAAGTATGTTCCTAAAATCGTAGACTGGAAGGATGGATGGTATGTTAGCAGGAAGATCGACGGTGCTAGATGTATTGCTATTGTTGATAGTAATGGCAATACTACCTTTTATTCCCGCACGGGAAAAATCTTTGATACTCTTGATATTGTTAGCGGTGGGATTAAAGCTTTGGGACTTACTAATGTAGTTCTTGATGGAGAGCTTTGTCTGGTTGATGAAGAGGGTAACGAGGATTTTCAAGGAGTAATGAAGGAACTTCGCAAGAAGGATCATACTATTCCCAATCCTTCCTATAAAATTTTTGATATGATTACTCATGATGAGTTTTATAGCCAGAAGGGAGAGAAAAATCGACCATTTAGTATCAGGCTCAAGAATCTTACAGAGATTATGAAGAAGAACGAATGTCCATGCTTGACACTTCTGGAGCAATCCTTGATTAAGGATGAAAACCATTTCCAAGAATTTGTCAAAGAATCTACTGAGAATGGCTGGGAGGGGCTTATGCTTCGATCAGATGCTCCATATAAAGGAAAGCGATCCAAAGACCTACTCAAATATAAGTCATTCTTTGATGATGAATATGAGGTTCTAGATACTGAAATGGGGCCATTCCGTTATGTTAAGGATGGTGCAGAATGTGAGGAAACTATGTTGAGTTGTGTTATGATTCAGCATAAGGGACATACTGTACGAGTTGGGTCTGGTTTTAGTATCGAACAAAGACAAGAGTTTTATAAGAACCCTAAGAAGATTCTTGGCAAGATTATTTTGGTACAATATTTTGAGGAGACAGAGAACGAAAAAGGCGGTATCTCTTTGAGGTTTCCTACATTTAAATACCTATATGGAGATTCTAGAGATACCTAATCTTCTTCAAAAAACTGGGAACAATTTGGGACATTTGGTGTAACTATGAGTAGGAGAAAACCAAATGAAAAAGAATAAAATCTGCTCTTCTTGTAAAGTAGAACATAATGAATGGAAAAAAGGAACATGGTGCAAAAATTGCAATAAAAAATGTCAGCAAGAATGGTACAAAAAGAATAAAGCCAATGTATTAGATAGGGTTACTAATAATTACATTCAAAATAAAGACTCTAAGCTAGAATATGCTAAAAAATATAGAGAAGAAAATAAGGACAAGGTACAAGAATATTTTGACAAGCATAAAAAAAAGATATATCAACAAAGAGCAAAAAGAGAGAAAGCAAGAAGAAAACAGGACGTGTCTTTTAAAATAGCCTATAATTTAAGGACTAGATTAAGAACAGCCATCAAGAATAATAAAAAAACGACAACGACCTTAGATTATTTAGGATGCACAATAAGTGAGTTAAAAATTCATCTAGAAACTAAATTCACAATTGGAATGAGTTGGGACAATTATGGAAAATGGCATATAGATCATATATTACCATGTTCATCATTTGATATGTCCAAAGAGTCAGAACAAAAAAAATGTTTTCACTATACAAATTTACAACCATTGTGGGCAATAGACAACATCAAGAAAAGTAATAAGATTCTTCATGGAGAAGAAAGAGACATATAGAATTATGCCACCAGCATGGAAAGAGCTAGGTTTTAGAAGTTATGATGCCTATATAAAATCTAGACTATGGTGGAATATTAGGCAATTAGTCTTAGAAAGAGATGGTAAATGTTGTCAAGTATGTGGCACTCCTTCTAAAACAGTTCATCATATTGATTACACAAAAATTATCATGCTGGGTCAGGGAGATCAGCATGAATTAATTACATTGTGTGAACCATGCCATAATTTTGTTGAGCAAGACAAGCATATTGGTAAAAAGAAAAGCTTGTTAAATAAATTATTTTGTCAAAATAGCAAAAATACTTTAGATGAATGGCAAATTTGGGCTCAAGCATTTAATAGTGATATTCAATATAATTCAGAAAGACTATTTGAGCATAACCATATCAAGAGAAAGAAACATAAGAATAAAAACAAAAAGAAACCTATCTCTACTAATGCTAATAAACCAGAAGTAATAAATACAACATCGAAAAAAGAAGAATCGTCTTTAGATGTTATAAAAAATGAAATTGATAACTATATAAAGCAACATAAAAAGAAAAAAAAGCCTAAAGCTGTTGACAATAAAGATATTAGCAATTATTTTAAAAACAAAGATCAATCATGGATTAATTCTAAAGTAAAATACTATAATAATCTTAGTGAAGATGAAATTAAAAAACAACTACGTCAAGCTTTTCCATATTTTATAAATCTTCTATTGAATCATCCTAATGCTAGTGAAAAACTTAAAAGTTGCATAAGGCCACATTTCCAAAAAAATAAACCGAAAGAAACTTTTCAACAAAAAAGAATAAGACTAGAAGAACAATACCAAAAACAAAAAGCTAAAAAGAAAACTAAGCTATCTGGTAAACTGCCAGCATGGACTACTAATCATAAAACCATTATACCTAAACAAGAAAATCCATTGATGAAATATGTGAAGGAAGTAAAGGATAAAACCGATTGACCAATTTCCAGTAATGGTGTATTTAATTATCTCGCCTTACTGGAGACATTAAATGATCAAAGTTGTTCTTCGCTCTCTGATATATCCGTGGTTTATTCTATTCGTAGGATTTTCTATAGGTTTTATTTGTAATTCAGAATGGTTTGGCTACAAATATGTTCTTGTAGAAAGATCAGTACGAAATATATTTTTTCCAATAAAGTATGATGAAAGGATAGAAGAATGGGTTAAATCTAATGGACGATTAAGATTATGGGCAAGCCTAGACTGTCCAAAAGATTTTGAAATTATTCATGAGTTTGTAAAAGGAGAAGAGCATTATTGGGCTGTTTATAAGATCAAAGACAAAAACGGAAAAGAAATTAAAGATATTGGCAGTGTTAGAGTGAAATGGAAAACATGGGAATACTACTATAAATTAGATGAGATTTTAGATAAGTCTGGCGTTACGAAATTGGATTGATTCAAGAAACGGGGCTTGACAAGACGATAGGACTAGTGTAGAATGTGAGCATACACTTTGGAACCAACCTTTGAGGACATTATGACAGAGATTGTTGTTGAGAAAAAGCCGATTGTTATGAGTACCAGCAAGGCCGATGAGTTTTTCAAGAATTTTCCGAAGGATAAGGTAGTTGCCTATAAAGACTATTGGGAGAGTGTTCGCCCCAAGACTGACGAAGATATTTTCCGTCGCTATCTCTTTGCCTATTGTTCAGTGCATACCACTTGGCAGGGTAATGTCAAGGGATACAATGCTATCAAGAATTTTAGCGAATGGGTAGATAGTAAAGAAATTCTTTTGACAAAACTCCACAAGAGTGGTGTTGGGTTGCACAATAATCGCACCGCTTATATCTGGGATTTTAGCACCAAGTTTTGGGCTAATCCTAAAGATTTTTATCTGACCACAAAGAAGTATCATGTTAAGAAACGTGATAGTATCCTCAATAAGATTAGCGGAATTGGTCTGGCTAAGATTAGCTTTGCTCTTGAGATGATTCATCCTAATGAGGCTAGGGTACTCTGCGGAGATATTCATCAACTGAGGCTTTACGATGTTGAGGCTCTGAAGTATAATAAGAGCAAGATTGGTTCACAAATCTATAAGAAGATGGAGCGGCATTGGATGGTTAACTGTGGTAAATTGAAAGTCCCATCCTATGTAGCAAGGTCGATCTATTGGGATGATCTTCAAAAGAAAGAAGATAGTCGCTACTGGAGTTATGTACTAGAATCATGAGTCCAATGAGATTTCCTAGAGTTGCTATTATGAGAGATAATGAGATAATAGAGTATGGTTATCTGAATAAAGACATGCCTCAAGGAGATGGTTCTTATTTGTATGAAATTTATGGGGATTCATCAACACTATATATTGTAAAAGAGAACGAATTTTTGTATGTAGGAGAAAATGATGAGCCAAAATGGTAAAGGGTCTAAAAGAAGAGTCAGTCTAGTTTCTCAAGATACTTGGGACAAAAACTACGAAAGAATTTTTAGAAAGAAGAAACATGGGAAGCGTAACCAATCTAAAAGAAAATAAGACACTATTCATTCCGTGTTCTTGTAAGAGTGAGATATTGGTAATAGAATATGACCATGAAATTGAGTTGGCAGATTTGGCTATATTTGAGCATTATACAAACTATAGTAATAAGATGTCATTATGGCAGAGACTAAGGTACTGTTTTCAAGTTTTAGCATATAAAAAGCCCTATGCTGATCAGATGGTGTTAGACAAAAAACAACTCAAAGATTTACAAAAATTCTTAAATGGACTTAACCTGTAAGGTGTATAATATAAGGTTGTCAAACTCATATCAAGGAGGCTAATCATGGTTGTCAGAACAGCAACAGAATATATGAACGATCAATTAGCTAATAGAGTTAAATCTCTTCAGAAAGCTTTAAATCAAGCTGAAAAAATAATGAATACCCTTGAGAAAGAAAATCAAAGACTAAAAGACGTTCTTGCTAACCTAACGTCAGAAAATAATCAAGGTTATATACTCGATAGTGAGGCTTTTAATGAGCCAGTGCTTACAGTCTAAGAACAAAAACAAAAGAATAATAACACAAATTGGGGAATATGAATATTTGGTTGAGGGAGAAAGCGATTGGGCGAAATTTGGATGTCAATCAGATATCTCAATAATAACTTCTGCTAACTTAGACGGCGGGCCATTCTTGTTAGTTGGTGATTCATTCTTGGGTAAAGGAAGAATATCATCAATACAGAATATTGACAGTGGGCGGGATGGGTATATAATAATTAAGGTTACTCTATACTCACCAAAGGAAACATCATGATTTCAGAACTCATTCCCGTTATCGGTTATCATCAAGCAATGTTAATGTCTGGCTATTCAGAATATCAGATTCAACAAATTATTAAAGGATCTACTTATGAACCAATTTCACAAGAGTAATAAGAATAGAGTTTTCTTTGGTGTTTGTGGAGGACTAGCAGAAAGTCTAGGGTTAGATGTTTCTGTAGTTAGGCTGGGATTTGTTGCTGGTGCGATTTTCACCGGAAGTATTCTTTTCTGGGCATATTTACTAATGGCTCTGGTTCTTCCAACAGAGGATTAATTTAATGGATAAGATAGTTGATGGTCAGAAAGTATTTTTTACTGCTGATCTTCACCTGGGACATAGGAATATTATAGGATATTGTAATCGTCCATTTTCTACTGGTGGAGAGATGGACGCTAAAATTATTTCTTCTATAAACGAAACAGTTGGACAAAACGATATTCTTTATATTATAGGAGATTTCTGTCATAAGGGTGGAACTGCTCTCTCATATAGAGAAAGAATAGTTTGTGAGAATGTTCACATTATTCTTGGTAATCATGATGAACCAACTAAGTTTACTAGTGGATTTTCTAGTGTGTCTGATCAGAAAATGATTCTGTATGTTAATCAAAAGATATTTATGTGTCATTATCCTATGAGAAGTTGGTCTGGTAGCTATAGGAAAAGTTGGATGCTTTATGGTCATGTTCATGGCAGACTGCATCGTGAGGACGTTGCTTCTGGAACGCTCACTCTTGATGTAGGGGTCGATAATAAAAGAGATGGGGTGGAGTTTGGTACTCCTTGGAGCTTTAAAGACGTTCAACAGCAATTTCTGGCGAGAACGAAAAAAATTTCAAGGTCGCCCATTGACAGTGACGATACTATGTTGTACAATCGAAGGAACAACGCAAGGTAAGATCAGTCGCTTGACTGAGCCTTGGTTGTAGATTGGTTAAGAATTTGGAGGTTGATTATGGCTGAAGTTACTACTACTGAGAAGCAGAGTCGTGTTCGTTGCAGTGATGACCAGTTCCTTGAGGCAGTTTTTTCCAGCAAGACCTATGCTGAGATTGCCAGTAAGACTGGTCAGAAGGTTGCTAGTACGATGGCTCGTTATGCTCGTACAAAGGCCGCTCTGGCTAAGAAGGGCATTGAACTGCCAGCGATGGAGCGAGCAAAGCCCACAAAGACTGTGGATAATGTCGAGGCTATGGCTGAGACTGTTCGCCGTCTAAAGGCTGCTCATTCTAACGGCTGAGTCTTAGTGTAAACCAAATGCTTCCAACTACATCCCTCATAAATATTGGTAGAGACACATAGACAAACATCTAACCAATCGTTATGATATGTAGCTTGGAAGTATACGGGAGCGTAGTCCAACGGCAGAGACAATGGACTTATACAATTTGAGTGCTTAAAGAGAAATCTTTGATGTAGAACCTGTCAAATTCGGTGGAGGCTTAACTGCTAATACCGAGCCAAGCTTAATAGAAATATTATGAAGGTGTAGAGACTTGACGGCAGGAACCTAAAACGAAAGTTATGGTTAAGATAAAGTCCAGACCACAAACAGAAATGGTAGTGAAAACTATAGTGGCAAGAAAATCCATCCAGTGTGAGTTCGATTCTCACCGCTCCTACTTAATCCTTTTTAAATGAGTTTACTCTTATGACATTCGACCACTGGATAAATGAAGTTGAAGGATATAGCGTCAGACACGAAAGAGCTATAAGCGACATAAGAAATTGTGTTGCAAAAGGAAAGACTGACGATATAATCAAATGGTTGATGGCAGCGTATGCTATGGGCCATGAACAAGGTTATGATGTTGGATATTATGATGCTAATGAAGAATGTCAAGAAAAGTTTGATGAATATCGAATGGGAGATGACTTTTAATTTATGACATATAATCTATACAATCTAACTAAAGAAGAAATTAAGATAGCAATTATTCAATATATTGTTGAGAACAAAAAGATTTCTACTAGTTCAGAAGTTTCCATAATGGAGAATAAGTATGATATTAGATTCATCGTTGAAGATACTTATCAGAAGGACAGTTTGACAGGCTTCTATAAGCCTGAATTTAAGGGAGCAGAAATTACTGTCTTAGAATGAACGGATCTTTTAGTCTACCAAAAGCCAAGAATGGTTGTGATGTTATTCCAAGACTTGGCGAACTCTTCTTATACCAGTATGATAGCATTGCTGAGTTGTGGGATACAAGAATTGGAGATGGCAAAACACCAGCAAAAGACCTGCCTCGTTTAGCTAACCATGATATATACGAAAGAGTAGCTAAATTGGAAAGAGAAATAGAACAGCTAAAGAATGATCGAAGAATATGAAAATTGGGAAGATGGAATAAGAAGGACATTTATAGAACTAGCAACTTATATGGAAAAACACGCTAATCCTCTTGAGAGTATTATTGATTTTGCTTGGGCTTCTGGGGCTGATCTTTTCTTTGTGCAAAATGCCAAAGATGAATTGAAAAAACTAAAAGAGAAAAATAAAGAATGGGCTGAAGAAGTCTATAGAGCTAATGAATTTGCTGTTGAACAGACAAACGAATACTTGGAAGTGTCTCAGCAGATGCAGTCTTTAAAAGATTCTCTTGATAAGCCTGTTGCTTGGGCCAGAATTAATGGTCGTGGTGATTTGTTTGATTTAAGAACTCAAAACAACCCTTATGTTGATCAAAATACTGTAATTCCTCTTTATAGGAAAAATGATGGGTAATACTCTTTGTAATGGTAGGATTAAGAATAATAATCCCAAATCTCCCATAGAATATTTTTTACTGGTTACTGTAAGAGAATATAGTGATTATGAGGGAGGTACTTATATAGATGAAATCAGAACATCTGCGGAATTTTTAGAAAAAGAAAAGGATGCTTATGATGACCCCTTTTATCAAATATATGGATCAGTACCAGTTGATAGTGATGGTCTACCGGGAACTGTTTTTCTTGGAGAGTTTCATTCTATAGATAAGGCAAAAGCTTTTCTATATAATATAACTGGTGAAATTCCTCAAGTTATCTCTTATTAATATGGTAAGTACAAAATATAAAGTTGATTTATCTGACTACTATAGTGAAAACGGTGGTTATTGTACTTTGTTTAAAGTCTCTAATGAACCATCTTTAGGATTCAAAGAATTTATTTCTAAGTCTAGAGCATCATACGCCAGACAAATTCAGTCCAAATTAAGTAGTTATGATCTTGCTCCCAAGGTCTGTTCTGAATTGTGCAAAATGAGGTACGAGCCTTTCTTTCCTCATAAAATAAGTGGTTGGGGATATGTTACTGAACTGGCTAAAGAAAGTAGCGAAAAAACTAAGCTATGGAAAATACAAGAATTAGTAGAATCTATATATGACAAAACAAAGTTAAAATTTTGGGACTGTCACACAAAAAATATTGGTTATATTATAAGAGACGGTAAAGCTAAATTGGTTTGCATCGACACGGGTAAAGAAACCTGGGATGGTTATGCTAATTATTTTGGAAATTCTGATCCCGGCCCAAAATGTTCATATTGTTTAAAATACCAATGTAAGTGTGAAGGAATTTAAAATGCCATATATCAAAGAACAAGATAGAAAAATACTAGATAATCATATAGATAGTTTAATTTTTGTATTTAAATGCTCCTTAGAGGGAGAAATTTGCCAACAACAAAACTTGACAGACAATCAAACAATGATGCTTTTAGGTAAAATTAACTATTGTTTTTCTCGAATATTAGGTGGGATTATGGGAGACATTTCATACTCCAAGATTGCTATGATTACTGGTGTATTAGAGAATATTAAGCAAGAATTTTATCGTCGTGCAGCAAGCTCATACGAAGATAAGAAGATTATTGAAAATGGAGATATTAAAGAATATAAACGTCTATAATAGGTAACTACTTATGTCAAGAGATATTGAGAATATTAACAAAGAGATAATCAAAGCTAATAAAGAGATACATCAAATAGAAGACAATCTTTCAAAAGATATTAGCGAGTTAAAGAAACTTATCAAAAATCTAGACAAAAAAGTAGATCTTGTTCTTAATAAAATTCAAGAATTTGAAGTTGTTATGGACGCAATTGAATTAATGGAGGAACAAATAGACGAAGAAGAAGAAGAAGATGAATATAATACAGAATGGAATCCTTATGAAGATGAGGATTTTGATCCAGGCGATTATGATAATGAAGATAACTAATGGCTAGTTTAGCTCTACTAGTAACAATTATTTTTTTATCTGTGCTAATTATAGGGCCAATGAGTTATCTTTTGTCATTATTTGATTGGATGCCAAAGTTTGTTGTATGGATTATGGGACTTCTTTGCATACTTGTCGGAGGGATGACATTCACTTTGCCAGTGCCATTTTTAAAAGTTTTGGGTCTGATAGACATAGCTATCGGTTTTAAAATAATCTCAGACAGACAACAAAAGAAAAGTGATGCTTGACAAGATGGTTTGCCGATGGTATACTTGAGCCATCACAGGAACGATAACACTTTTGGAGAATACAGATGAAGTTGGCAGATAGGACGATTGAGACTCACAGCGTTGGAGTTGCAAGCAGGAATCAGTTCAATATTGCTCAGACGAGCAAAATGTTTAAAATCCTTTCAGACTCTCTTTACTCTGATAAGGTTATGGCTGCGATTCGTGAGCTTTCTACTAATGCTTATGATAGTCATATCTCTGCCGGGAATAAGAATCCCTTTAAGGTGACTTTGCCTACCGCTGCCAATCCTACCTTCGTAGTCAGAGATTATGGCACTGGTCTTAGTCAGGCCGATATGGAGGACTTGTATACAACTTATGGTGCGTCCAACAAGAATGATAGTAATGATTTTGTTGGTTGTCTTGGTCTAGGGTCTAAGAGTCCCTTCGCGTATACCAAGAGTTTCACCACGGCATCATATTACAACGGTAAGAAGTATACCTATATTGCTGCGATTGACGAGAGCGGAGTGCCTACTCTGAATCTTTTCAATACTTCAGATACGTCTGAGCCTAATGGTCTTGAAATTAGTTTCGCTGTTAAGCAGCATGATTTCCAAGAGTTTACCGACAAGGCTAAGAGAATCTTCCACTATTTCCGCATGAAACCCATCCTTGAAGGTGGTATCGGAAATAATCTGCAAGATCATAAGTATAGTAATACCAACATCATCATTAGTGGTGAAGGTTGGAGGGTATGCCGACTTAATAATGATAATAGTTATTTCCCTAATGGTTATCATCGAATTGATAGTGGTATCGTAGCTATCATGGGCAATATCGCTTATCCTGTTCAGACCGCACAGATTGTTGGTCAAGAGAAGGATGAGATGCCCGATCATATTCAGAAGTGGAATAGGGCTTTCCAGAAAGCAGATATTGATTCTTGGAAGAGTTTCGTTGGAGAGATTCTGAACTCCGGCCTTTATCTTGAGCTTGATTTTGGTATCGGTGAACTGGAAATGGATGTTAGCCGTGAAGGTTTGCAGTATACTAAAGATGTTATCAAGACACTGCGTAAAAAGACTCAAGAAATTTACATGGAGATGAAGGAAGAATTCTCCAAGAAAATTCAAGCTGCCCAAAACAAGGTAGAAGCAATTACTTCATACTATGCTATGAATGAATTGGCTGGCGGCTGGGGTGTTGGTGCTACTTGGACTGATCCCAAGGGTAAAGATCATCCTATCAACTCTGGCAATGACTTGGAATATAAAATTCCTGCCGGTAAGAGTCTGTACGTTTTTAATTACAAGACTGCTGGCTATCGTTCTCGCCGCCAAGTTGCTCTGACAGACAGAATCCATCATGAAACTCTTACTGGTAAAGGTTCCTATTACTGGAATAATCAGAAAAAGAAGGGAACGATGGCTTTCTTTGTCTGCGACGTTGCTAGTGAAGAAAGTGCCAAGAAAATTCTTACAAGATATTGTAATGCAAACGATTGCTTTGCTTATCTGATGATCGACACTAAGGATCATACAAAAAGCGGAGAAGGTTTTGATCAACTGATCGAAGATGTTGGGGCTGGAAATCTGCTCAAGGTTTCAGACTATAAACATCTGACACAAAGTTCTGGCCCAAGAAAGTCTTACAATAGAAATTCTAATGGTAGTGTTAGTGATCAAGATGTATTCTTTATCCACGGTTATGATAAGGACAGTAAGCAGATTACTAATCCTTATAATGATGCTACTTGTCTCAGAATTCTTTCAGAAGAACAACTAGAGGATTTTCTGGAACAGGATGAGATTGTGTATGTTCCTATGCTTCGTTATAAGACTGAGCCTGAGTCTGGTTATCCTGAGATTAATGACATCGCTATTACTCTTAGTGATGATAAACTCAAGAGTATAGTCAAGGACTTGGTTGGAGATAGTAAGGTTTATGCTATCAAAACAGCTTTTGCTAAAAAGCTTGAGAAAGACGGATATAATCTTGTTAACTTCAATGATTTCTTGAAGCGTCAACTTAAAGTTGTTGCTAACAAGCACTTTAAGAATCTTGCTTCTATCAACAAGCTTGTTGAATATTGCAAGAAAGATTTTGCAACTGAAGAAAAGACTACTGGCGGCTATAGATATTGCCAGTATGGAACAACCGATAAGCAGTTTATGTTTCATGTTCTGAGTATCTTTGGATTGGATTATGATAAGTTTATTGGCAATAAGACTCTTGTTGATTGCTTGAACAAAACAATGCTAACAGAGTTCTTTGCTAATACTGTTCATATTCATCCTTTTAATATCACTAAGTTCAGTCAAACAGAATATCTTTCTCATATTTCTAAGCTTATGAAAGAGGCTGGGATTGAAGATGTTGATAGTAAAGAGATTCGTAATGCTAATTTGGCCTATAACACCTTGACAAACATGATTGTCACTCGTTTGTATTCTGTGACTAATCAAGACAAGGCAGAGGGTTATCTCAAGATTATTCGTGGAACTTCTACTGAAGATCTTAAGAGATGGAAAATCTCTGAAATTAGGGAGAAGATTAAGGCTGAAGTAGACAAGAATCCTATGCTGAAATATATGATGGGAACTCATCAAGTTAGCGGCAATCTGACAGACCTAAAGCCTAGTCAGAATCCTATTCTTGAAGATCGTAGTTCCTATTATGGAAAGTCTAGCAAGGATTGGATTGAGCAGATGAGTCAGGAGAATATTGACCTTTTTAAGATTCAGTTGAGTAGTTTGATCAAGTAGTCAGGAATTTCTCAAGACCCCTTGACAAGCTTGCCGATTAGTGTAAAATGACAGTATCACAGGTATCGTAACTAAAAGTATTAGGAGTTTGGATTATGGCTGTTCCGTTTATGTTTGTGGATGGTAATTTGACGCTGGTTCTTAACAACCAGAGTTATCAGGTGTTGCCGGATCATATCAACTATAAGTTGATTCTGGAAAGACTTCCTACTGCTACGGCAGAGGAACTCTTGGAAGTTGTTGATGTTCAAAAGGCTGTTGCTACTTTTAGCGATGGTCTTGTGGAGATCAAGAACGGTCAGGTTCTCTACGAGGGTGAGGAAGTTCATGGTAGTATTAGTAAGCGTATTCTGGAGTTTATGAGCAAGGGATTGCCGTTTCAGCCCCTTGTTAATTTCCTGAATAATCTCATGGAAAATCCAAGTATGCAGAGTCAGAAGGAACTGTATGATTTCTTGGAACATGAGAATTTGGCTGTAACTTCCGATGGATATTTTTTGGCCTATAAAGCTGTTCGTTCAGATTTTAAGGATAAGTATCGTGGTGTTTTCGACAATAGTGTTGGTAAGGTTTGCGAAATGACACGATCTAAAGTTGATGACGATAGAGGTAGGGGTTGTTCAAATGGACTTCATGCCGGGGCTTTAAACTATGTTGCTGGGTATGGTAGTCTTGAGAATGGAGATCGAATTGTGATCGTCAAGATTAACCCGAAAGATGTAGTCAGTGTCCCAAGTGATTGCAATTATGAAAAACTTCGTACTTGTCGATATGAAGTTGTTGCTGAATATGCAGGAGAATTACTTAAGCCTCTGTATTCGGAAAATTTTAGCTATGATGATAATGATGACGAAGATAATGATGATCACTTGACCGATGAAGATTATTGGTCTCAATTTGACGATTCTGACGAAGATGATTATGAGGACGATTTTGACGATGAAGAGGATGAGGATAATTTCTAAAAAATAAATCATGCCCTCGGAGTTTGAAAGGTGTATTAAAAGGTATACTTTCATTCTCCGGGGGTTTATGATGACTATTAAAGAAATTATCAAGGATAAGAAAAGATTCAAGCAGCATATACTTGAAGGTAAAACCTCGTATGAGTTAGCCGAATTATATGGATGTTCTAAATCATCTATTCATGAGGCTAAAAAACGACTAGGGTACTTAACTAAAAACTTAAGACCACACGATAAAACAAACAGAAAAGCATTAGGTATAACCAACTGTGAAATTTGTGATAAAAAAAGCTCAATGAAAACTTGTAGTAAATGCGCTAACAAAATCATTAAAATAGCAAAGAAAAAAATTCTAATAGAACAACTGGGCAACAGATGTGAAAAATGTGGATACAATAAGTGTCAATCGGCATTAGATTTTCATCATTTAGATCCTGCGATCAAAGAGTATGCGATAGGAGAAATTAATACAAATTTTGAAAAACTGTTACAAGAAATAAAAAAGTGTAAACTGCTTTGTAATAGATGTCATAGAGAGTTGCATTATGAACTATCTGATAGTGATAAATTTACCAAAAAAAGCGAAGTGAAAATTAATAGAACAATGGAAAGTCTCAAGAATAAATATGGAGTTAGTAAATAGTCAAGGTGGTGTTTGGAACTTGTAAGATAGTACCTATATAGTTTTTACTATCCTACAATAACGGTTCGATTCCGTTACCATCTTTTACGATATTGCTTTTGATGGTAGTGTTTACTATCCCAATATCAAAAATGTAGGTAGGAAGTGGAAAAAGGAAAACAAATGTTTAGCGATACTTTGGCTTTTAATCCGTTTGATAAGACTCATAGTGCTATTGGAACAAGAGATCAGATTACTTTGAGGAATAAGTTTTTTGAGTCTTTTGGTGGTCAGCAGATTTTCTGTTACAATGGTGATCCTCGCAAGAAGATCAGTAGCATGAATCATACAGATCATCTCACCACCGTTGCTATTGCAAATGATAACCAAGGTGCTGATGCTTATTTCTACGTTAATGGTGGACGTAAACAATATGCTATTAGTAGAATTCGTGCTTGTTTTGTTGATATGGATGCTGGACGAGATGATAACGGTAACTATTTTAAGCCCAGTGTCGTAATGCAGAAGAAAAGGGGATTCTTGAATTATATCAATAACTTTCCAGTAAAGCCAAGCTGGGTTGTTGATACTCGTAATGGTTATCAGTGCTATTGGATTCTAAACCCAAATACTAATAGTCCTCATAAGACTTATTGGAATGGTATTCAAAAGAAACTGGTAAATCATTTTGGTGGTGATGCCCGAGCTATCAAAATCAATCAGATTTACAGAATCCCTTATACTTGGTGGAGGAAGGGTTGGGAAGGAAAGCAACCTTATTTTACCAGTATTTTGTCTGGATCAACTGGTAATCCGATAAATATTGAACAACTTAAAGAGGCTCTTGATGGAGTTTCTGCTGTTGTTAATATTGTTGCTAATAAGACTAGCGACGAATGGTTTAAAGAATATGCCAAGGCTTATAAAAAGTCTGACATCACTGGAGTTCCAGTTGCAATTAATGTTGCTACAACTATTGCAAATCAGATGAAGTCTTTAAACCTTAACACATATACCAACAGCACAGAAGATATCAAGACAAAGTATGTCTATTCTGGTCATGGTATGTTCAACAAGGCTTATGGTGATCCTACTCCAGTATCTCCTGTTACTGAGGACGATACAGATGCTATTGAGCCGCTTCCTGTTGACGCTGGGGGCGAAGATTTAGATCTTGACGGTTCCCAGACCAAGCTTTTAAAAACGGTCGTGGAGTTCCTTAATCAAGTCTCAACACCCCTCTACTTTAGCAACAACAGGTTTCTTTCTAATGCTGCTAAAGAACTAGCGTCTAAGATTAGTGATAAATTTTGTATCGGGTGAAATATGCACGAAGATTATGAAGATGATGACTACGATGACTATGGTGATAGTCAGGACAATTTAGAGAGTCATTATAAAAAGTATTTCAAGTTTGACCCCGACGCTTGGGATGCTTGGGGAAAAATGTTATATGATACTCTAAATGAAATAGTTGAACATCCTTCAAACGTATGGTATATTGGCCCGAGCTTTCCTAAAGGTTCGTTACCTGTGAATGATTACTTCTCCAAATCAGGGAACTTCAAAAACTCCCTGTATTTGGGGAACAATCATTACAAAGAACCAATTTACAAAACAAAATATTTTATTCACAACAAATTAGATACTGAGTATAGAAATCATTTAATAGCAAACGCTGTTCACTTTTTACAACAGCCGAATTATTATGATGGTATGTTTGATATTTTAAACTGAAAGACACGGATGTTATGTTACCAGCATTATTTTTATATTTAGCGATGGCTTTTGGTTCTTTGACAGAAACTCCGTTAATAGCATACGATCTTGCAACCAACATGAGCCAAGCAAAAAGAATTGAGTGGACAAAAATGACAGATGATGCCGGTAATGTAAGATTTACTATTACCTTTTACGAAATGCCCATACTAGCAGAATTGGGATTTGAAAGAACATTTGTAGACAAACACAATAACTGTCAAACAGAACTCAAAGATAAATAATTATGACCACATATTTTAAAACACTATTTAATAGACCAGAATACAATAAAACATTCGATAGTATGTCTGACTCTATTAGAGAGATAGAAAAAAGACTTAATGAAGATAGAGTAATAGTAGAAGCAATTGTGGAAAAAGATAAAAAAACAGATAGGGTGGTCACAGTGTACAAACCAGAGTTCTCTGCTAAACTGATGTGGACAGAGATTCCAAAGTACGAAGGAGTAACCCTAGTTCAATGAAAAATGAACAATGGTTTTTTATAAATGATTTTGATGACTTTGTTGACCATTCAAGATCATTAGTTTTTAAATTTTTTGGAGCTATAAAAGAAGTAGAACACGATTCTATGGTGGCATCCATATCTGAAATGAGCAAACAAGAAATAGAGGAGATGAATGAGACACTAACCCATGATGAATCTGCTATTATAATTAAAAACCACGCAAAGAAACAGATAAATAAAAAAACAAAAGAAGTAAGATATTGTTTAACTGATAAACTTCTTCAAACTATTATAGAAGATCTGAATAATAGAATGATTAGTAATATATTAAATTCCTTGGTTAATAAAGGAATTCTTGATAGTGCGTACGATAGTGATCAAAACGATTTTATTTTTTGGGTGAAAGAAGAAGATGATACAAAATCAAACCAAAAGCCTGAAACCGATTAGTCTAGATGCTCAGTTTAAATATAAATGCACAAATACAGAGTGCGAATCAGAACATTGGCTATTTTTGAATCAAGTTCAAGTGAAGGGTTTTAAACTTGTATGTGATTGCGGGAATGTTTATAAGATACGCCAGATAGCAAATATAAAAACACAATTCTCAAAAAAGACCACAAAACCTAGAACAGAATCTAATAAGTCATCTGAAATAGTTACGAAAGAGGAGCCTGAGTATCTTAAAAAAGCATATAAAATTTTGGAAAACTATGGTTTTTCTAACAAAGAAGCTGTAGATTTGGTAAATAAAGTATACGATCTTACTAATCAGAATAATCCTTTATTGTTAGTGAAGGATGCTCTGAAAATTTTTGGAGGAATGTGAATTATGGCAAATGTTACAAGGCCGAAGAGTTTTGATGAAATCATTGGTCAGGGCGACGTTATTGAGCGTCTACGCATCTCTGCTATGGGCTGTAAAATGTCTAGCAGTGTGCTGCCTCATGTTTTAATAGACGGCCCTCCTGGGCTTGGCAAGACTACCATAGCGAGTGCTATAGCAAACGAAATGGGGGTCAGTCTTTATACTCTCAATGCTGCTAATATTCGTAGCATAAAAAATCTTTTGCCATATATTATGGGAATCTCTGCTAGGTCTGTGTTGTTTATTGACGAAATACACAGGTTGCCCAAAACAGTAGAGGAGTTTTTGTATCCTATCATGGAAGATTTTGTACTTAGTATATCATCAGAAGATGCTCCAGAAACTATTGATCTTCCAATGTTTACTCTTATCGGAGCGACTACTAGTGGGGGAAGTTTAAGTCAGCCATTTTATGACAGGTTTACAATCAAAGAACATCTTTCTTTCTATACGGATGATGATCTAGCTAAAGTAGCAAGATTGAACTCTGCTAAATTAGATCTAGAAATCTCTGATGAAGATTTGGTTGAGATAGCAAAAAGAAGCAAGGGTACTCCGAGAATTCTTAATGCTAGACTATTATGGTATAAAAACTACAAGATATGCCATACCGATCCATGTACAATTGATACCATTTTTTCTACTCAGGGTATAGATAGTAAGGGTTTGGATCTGTATGATAGGCTTTATATTGATGCTTTGAGACGAAGCAAGGGTAATCCTTTGGGTCTTAAGTCTATATCAGCAATGACTGGAATAGCTTTAGATACTATCGAGAATAGTATTGAGCCGTTTTTGGTTCGTAAGGGTTATGTTGTTCGTACCCAAAAGGGCAGAGTCATGGGTACGATATAGGAAAACTACGGGCCGATTACAACCCCATTTTTAAAATTAAGGAGCGAGCAATCGCTCCTTTTTTCTTTTATAGTATGGTGTAAATTTGGTAAGGAGGCTATCCACATGATAGATACTGCATCTCTGTTAAGTATAATATTGGTACTTTTTAATTTTGTCTCTTTTGGAATTGGTTATATTATAGGAAGATTAAACAATAGTAGTTATACAATGATTGAAAAACCAATATCAAAAAGAAACAAACAATATAATAATAATGAAAAAAGTCAAAATAAGATTATTATAGATGACAGAAAATTTGTTACAGATATAAGTGTTGATGGGATGGAGAAAAAATATAACGAATTAGGAAATACAAGATTGTCAAACGAGAATATTTCCGAGTCTGTTAATAAACTACAAAATTTAAAGAGGTGAATTATGGCTAGGGGTCTTGACGTAGGAACAAGCTATATTGTTTTATCTGAGGACAAAGGAGATAAAGTACAATACAAAGACTTTAGAGATGCCTTTTATATCATCAAGCCATCTACTCCAGTAGCAACAAAGATGATAGAAAAGGGATTGGCTGGAAAAGTCTTTATTAAAGATACAGACGGTTCTTTTATTATCCTCGGACAAGATGCTATTGAAAAAGCTATTGAGAGAAACGACACCGCTAAAAGACCAATGTACAAAGGAGTTGTTTCTGCAAAAGAGAAAGATGCGAAAAGAGTCTTAGCTTTTATATTAAAGGAAGTAGTCGGGCAATCTTCGGAGCCCCTTGAAAAGATCGTTTTTTGTGTTCCTGCTCAACCAGTAGACCAAGAAGATGAAGATTTTGATGTTGGATATCATGAAGATGTAGTCAAAACTATTTTAGATAGCTGTGGATATAACGCTAGATCAATTAATGAAGCTGAAGCTTTATGCTATGCTGAGTTAGCGGATAATGATTATACTGGTATAGCTATTAGCTGTGGTGCTGGTATGACTAATGTTTGTGTAATGCTAAATGGTGAACCCACTGTTGTATTTTCCACAACTAAATCTGGGGATTGGGTAGATAGAATGAGCGCCGTAGCCACAGGGGAACCGGATAGTGTCGTACAGGCTGAGAAAGAGGGTGGAAATTTTAATGTTGGTCAGCATAATGATAATCCTATATTAGCAGCTGTATCGTCATATTATGATCGTTTAATAGATTATACTACTAAACAATTAACAGCAGCACTAACAGATCATAAAGCTTTACCAAAGTTTAAAGACCCACTAACAATAGTCATTGCTGGTGGAACATCACAAGCTGGTGGTTATATTGAACATTTTAAGAAAAAACTATCAGAAAATAATTTTCCTTTGTCTATTAAAGAAGTTAAGCATGCCGCCGATCCGTTACATTCAGTGTCAAAAGGATGTTTAATAGCTGCGAAAGTATTGTAATAAATGACAAACAGAATGAACGGACAAAATGAGCGGAAAATACTTCCGCCATCTCCAACACCAACCAGAACACCAACAGAAACTCCAAAACCTCCAAGGATAGGGTCGGATGATGGGTGTCCTTTTATAGATAGAAATTCCCTTAGTAAAACGCCTACTAAGACACCTACTAAAACTCCAACACCAACTAGAACCCCTAAAAAAACGCCAACACCGACACCAACACTTACCCCTACAATAACTCCAAGCATTACTGTAACTAGAACAGTTACCCCAACAAGAACACCAACTAGAACACTAACAAGAACAGTAACCCCTACCGTAACTCCAAGCATAACAACAACTAGAACAAACACCCCTACTAATACAAGAACACCAACTGCAACCCCCACTAATAGTCGAACAGCTACATCGACCCCTACACTAACTCCTAGTATTACTCAGACCAATACACAGACACCAACACCTACGCAAACACCAACGCAAACACCAAGTATTACAGTAAGCCAAACCCCAACAGTTACTATCACAAGATCTGCTACTGCTACAGTAACACCCTCTATTACTCCTTCTATCACAATTACTGCTACTCCGACAAATACTCCAAGCCCATCTACTGTTACATGTTGTGAGTGGGACGGTAATACATTCTTACAGTTTGATGCTTCTTGTGGCAATTTAGTCATTCCAGTAGCCTATACAAAAACAGCAGCAAATACATGGCAAGCTAGTGGAAGTTTATCATGTGGAGATACTTTTAGTTCTACGATAACATGTGATCCAAATGCTAGATACACAGGATCAGGTTCATGTATAAATAAATGGACTTCTTCATTAACCATATCCTGTGTTACTGGTCTAATAATTACTGGAATAAAAGAAGCCTGTCAATGTAACGCTCCTCCTATTTGGAGTTTTGTTGGCAATTTTGATAATTGCAGTTGTTGCACTCCTACTCCAACAAGAACACCAACCCAAACAGTCACCAGAACGCTAACTCCAACGCCTTCATTAACAGCATCTCAGACATTAACGCCATCTCCAAGTAGAGCTACTTGCTGCGACTGGAATGGTTTGACTACATTTGTATTAAATTGTAACAATATAACCAGAACTATAAGTCTAGATTTGTTATTTACTAAAGTCATGCCAAATTATTGGACTAGTAGCGGCACATTGGCTTGTGGCGATACATACTTTATGTCAGTTACTTGTGATCCTAGTGTAGCATATACTGGTTCTAGTTCATGTGCTAATAAATGGACAGCAAGTGCTAATATTTCTTGTGTTGGAGGATTAAATATAACTGGAATATCTACTGCCTGTCAATGTAATGTTCCTCCAGTATGGGCATTTGAGGGAAATACAAGTAATTGTAATTGTTGTACTCCACCGCCTAGCCAAAGTCCGACCCCAACGCCAACAAATAATTGTCAGTTATTAACTCCTAGTATTCAAAGTGCTGCCTGTTCATGTATAAAGGATGGTACTGAAAGCCCTAACCAAGTAATTATATATTTAACATGGAACAGAAATACTGAACCAGGTAGTCAAGGCTGTATAGAGGGGTATCAGATACAAGCACTGGACGCAAATGGTCAAAGCGGATCGGTTGATGATATAGTAGATAATATCTGCATATTTAATCCTAACGCTTCATCTTATCAGTATTATCTAAATAGTTTTGAGAATAAAAGTGGAGACGGTACTTGCACAAGTGCGGATCAGCCTCTAACTTTTAGAATTAGGGCTATGCATTTTACAAATTGTCAAGATGCATATTTTGATTCTACATCTGTTTCGCCATCTAATATTCCAAGTTCTTGGGTATCATTTCCTGGAACGTATTGCTTTGAATCATGCTGCGTAACTCCAACCCCAACACCAACTGCTACCGTAACGCCGACAATAACAACAACTCCAAGTATTACTCCGACTCAAACTCCAGAACCAACATCTAGCAGCACACCGGCAGCAACCCCAAGCTCTACACCACCACCAAGTTCTACGCCTCAACCTACACCAGAACCCACCTACTATTTTATAGCCCAAAGAGAAATTAACTATATCCCATGAGCATCATAAGTATTAATTGCTGTCCAGTGTCTACTCAAAAACCATTAAGTAGTGTTACTCCTACTCCCACGATAACAAAAACCAATACCCCTACTCCTACACAAACAATAACGCCTACGCCAAGCGCAGAACCTGTTAACATAGTGATAAACGGATCATTAGAAAATTCCCTTAGTAATTGGACTTTTAGTTCTGTAGATTATAATTATTATGGTTTTGATAGATATTTTGTAGACTTAAACGCTTGTGGGATTGGATATATCAGTCAAACTATTACAACAATACCTGGACAAAATTATGTAATTTATTTTGATCTAAGCGGAAATTGTGGGGTGCGTTTTGATAATAATGTTGCTGATAAAGTTATGAAATTAACGCTAACTGGTACTAATATAATACTTAATAAAACATATACTTATACGTGTCCAAGTTATGGGTTTCAAGTTTCAGCAGAAACTTTTGGCTGGAATACTATTTCTGAGACTTTTACTGCTAATTCTAATAGTACATTACTAAAATTTGAATCAATATCTCCGGGTGGATGTTTTGGACCTATGATCTCAAGAGTAAGTGGTTATAAAATATGACAATTATTAATATAAATTGCTGTCCAGTAGCTACTCAAAAACCCCTGAGTAGCAGCACACCAGCACCAACAATAACTCCAACAGTAAGTCTAACACCCACAATAACAAAAACTAATACCCCTACACCCACACCAACAATCACACCCACGCCAACCAGAATGTGTATAAGTGCCGAAAGTATTACGTGCCTACCCATTGAAACATCATTAGTTTATTCCGATGGAGCAACACTTAAAAGAATTGGTCAGCAGTTTGTGACAGCGGGTCAGACTATAAGTTTCTCTGTTAGAGGGTGTGTTTCTTGTGCTGTTGGTGCTTGTATTAGTGATGCTCGTGGCATTTATAGTACTCCTAATGTTTTTATAAACAATTATAATGCAGTATTTGGCGTTTTATCAACAACAGATGCTTCTTCAATACCGTTTACTACTACTGGATCATTTTATATAGGATTGGGAGGAAATATAGTTGCCCCATCCTCTGGATATGTATATTGTGGAATATGGGATAGTGGAACATGGTTTGATAATGTTGGGAATTACTGTATTTATATGGAAATAAGCGGATAATATAGTGAAAATGTGGAATATTTTATCCGACAGATCTCCTAAATGGTCATTAATAAGAAAAAAACACCTACTATCACAACCCTGCTGCATGGCTTGCGGTTCATGCAAAAAAATTCAGGTACATCATATAGAGCCTTTTCATGTCAATCCAAGCAGAGAGTTGGATTTAACTAATCTTATTACTTTGTGTTCTGATTGTCATTTTGTTTTTGGCCATTTAATGGATTATAGTAGTTGGAATGTTGACGTGATTAATGATTGCTCGGTGTATTTAAATAAGGTTAAGAATCGTCCCTATTCTCCCAAAGTGCAAAACCATGCGTCAATTTTTACTAGCTTTAGTAGTATTTTTGATAGGTTCTGCAGCTTATTCTGGAACCATAGATCCTAATACTCCAGACTCAAGGTATGTAGAATATGGGTCTAAATTTCATAGTGTTGTTAAACTATGTTGTTTTGACGGCAAAGGACTGTCTTGTGGATCTGCTGTTATAATAGATCCACATTGGATAATTACAGCTGCTCATGTGGTAGAAAATTGCCATAGTTGGTCAGTTACAGTGGGTGAAGAACAATACAAGATTGATAAAGTTATTATTCACGAAGATTATAAAACAGAAGTATTTGGTTATAATGATATTGCTTTAGGTTATATAGAAAAAGAAATTAAATTAGACCATTATCCTGAATTATATATTGATTCAGATGAGGTAGGTAAAGTATGCTCTATGGCCGGTTTGGGATTTACTGGAACATTTAATACTGGTATTGAAAGAGCAGATGGAAAAAAAAGAGCTGGATCTAATTTTATAGATAGAACAGAAAGAAAGATTTTAATCTGCTCGCCATCGAGAAGAAACGAGAAAATGACAGAACTAGAATATCTTATAGGTAGTGGGGATAGTGGCGGGGGTTTGTTCATAGGCAACAAACTTGCCGGAATCCACTCGTCTGTTATAGGCTATGACGGGAAGCCAAACTCAACATATACAGACGAAAGTTGTCATACTAGGGTAAGTTTATTCCACGATTGGATAAAAAAAACACTAAAACAAGCTAAGGAGTAATCATGGCTAGAGGTTTTTTAAAAAAGAAAAATAATATTTCACTGTTACCATATGTTAGAGAGGATGTGTATGGACTATCTGTGAATGATCCACAATTTAAGGGATGGGAACTTACAAAATTTAATGTGCCTAATCTATGGAAAGAGTCTAAAGGAGAAGGAGTAGTCGTAGCTGTTATAGACACAGGATGTGACCTAACCCATAAAGACTTAGTAGATAATTTATTACCTGGGAAAAATTTTATTAATCAAAATAAAGAACCAATAGATGGTGCTGGTCACGGAACGCATGTTTCTTCTACTATAGCTGCGTCAGATAATGGTTTTGGCATGGTTGGAGTTGCTCCTATGACTAAAATTATTCCGGTTAAATCACTTGGAGACGATGGTTCAGGATCAATGAACACAGTTGCAGACGGAATTTACTGGGCTGCAAACCACGGAGATGTAGATTTTATAACTATGAGTCTTGGTTCACCAGCACCGGCGAAGGTTATAGAGGATGCTATCACTTATGCTAATAGTAAGGGATGTGTTGTTTTTTGCGCTGCTGGAAATAGCGGAGAAAATGCCGAAATAATGTATCCAGCTAGATATAAAAATACTATATCTATAGGAGCAATAGACGAAAATATGAATAGAACTTCATTTACCTGTAGTGGAGATGATTTAGACTTTTTGGCTCCTGGTCACAATATTATTGGATGTGTTCCAGGAAATAGATATGCTAGTATGAGCGGAACAAGCATGAGCAATCCATTTGTCGTCGGTTGTGCTTCATTACTATTAAGCTATAATAATAAGCATAAAAAATATCAGCTTAAAACATTTGAAGACTATATAGAAGTATTTAAACTACATGCTATTTCTTTAGAAAATCCTAGATATAAAGGAATAAAAAAATATCAAGGTTATGGGATTGTAAATCCAATATTTTAATATCTGCTATCTTTCCCAAAAATTCTATTAAGCTCTGGTATGGTCAACTGATCATATTTTTTAAGATTTTTGAGTTCTCGTTTTTGAATAAACTCAAGTTCTCTGTAGTACATATTAGTTTGTCTTTTTTGAAAATATATTTCAGTTCTAGTTAAATTATTTTGTAGTTCTTGATAATATCCATTTTGATAATCTAGATATTGATTAGTATTATTTGCTGCATAAGGTTGGGATGACTGCATTCCTGCTATACCAAAATTAACCATCATATTTGTCATAGTGCTTGTAAGATTAGCATTTTCAGGATTAGACCATTGTTGAGCTTTAGTGCTGCTAGACAAAAGAATGACCAAAATGACACAATAAAAGTATTTCATAATTATCTTTCTAAGTAACCAAGTTTAAAAAATTCCTGTATATTTTGTTCTGACTTGTTTTGGGAATCAGAACAGTCCCTGAATAAATTACATCCACCTCTTTCTGCTGGAACATGACCAGTTACTGGAAAAGACTCTACTCTTGGAGAAAAGTCAGTATCCCCTTCATATGATAATACTAATTTTTTAATGTTTTTATACCCCATATAAGCCGATAATGTTTCGTCATCTCTCCAAGACTTACCAACAAAATCTTTTTTGAGTTCATTAATGTCAAAAAATTTTCTTAGGTATGATACTGTTTTGTATCCTTCTAAAACCTTAACTCTGGTATCCTTTGGTATTGTTGTACAAAAGTGACATGAGCCATCTATTGCTGCCATACCAGCAAAACCTAATGCGTAGTCTGGATATTTTTGTCTTCCATTGATATGTGCAGAAATTAATCCGTCCATATAGTAAAGATCATCATCTGCTAATATGATAATGCTTTCTGGATCTTCAACTCTCTCTAGAGTTGGTATTAGCTTGGTTATTGATCCATAGTCTTGTGTTAAAAAAACTTTTAGATGTTTGTACTTATTTGTGTAGTCATTAAGCCAATCTGGTATAGAAACTTGCTCTCCTCTATATTCTAAAGGAATATTTAAGTGAACAGAATATGAAGGATATGACTGTTCTAATAGAGTGGTGAGAGCAGCCCTAGTGGCTGAATGACCGTGATGCTCATATAACCTATTAGGTACAGTTGTTAGAGATATGATTATTTCCATAATTGTATTATTCCTTTATCCTTATCAAATAGTTGTCGAAATTTTTCTAAATCCCATATATCTTCACCCGGTTTCTTATTTTTATCTCTCCATCTATTGCACCCACTGTCTCCAGAAAATGGAAGCATCTTCATTAAAGGAAAAGAATTAGCTCCTCGACCATCATAGTTAACGGGTCTAAAATCACTCTCTTGATCATAGTTAGCGCATAAGAAATAAAAGTCATGAGACCATGCATAACATCCCATTAAAATGTCGTTATTCCAAGATATATTTAAAAAATCTTGATCAAAAATGTCTTGTTGAATAAACTTTCTACGATATGATACGCTATGCCAATGATCAGGCAATTTTAAATAAATATCATTTCTTGTTGGAAATAAAACACAGGAATTATAGAGTTTACCATATTTAACATTATCTATATACCACGTTCTTAGTTCTAGTGGTTGATTACCCCTAAAGCAAATAGCATGATGGTCGGGATATTGTTGCAATTTTTTAAGATGGTATTCGATCATTTTTGGATCATACATATGATCATCATCACAAATAATAATAATGTCATTTGGATCCATACTTATTAGCTTAATGGGAGACAATAGATTAGATATTGGTCCATAGTCCGTATCATCTCTAAGAATCATAAGCTTACCGCTATATGTTGCTTCTAAATCCAATACCCATTGTGGTATAGTTGTATTTTCGTAGTTCCTTAACTTTAAAGGAATATTTAAAAGAACTTTATATTCATGGGTTGTTTCTTGTTCTAATAAAGAAGATAAACATTGGGACGAACTATCTTTAGTCTCTAATCTATCTGGCATAGCACATAGCGAGATGTATATCATATAGCATTTATCCAATAAAGATCTATGTCAGGAAAATCATGTCTGTTAGTATTATCCAAACCATCCACAGGGAATTTACGCTTTTCAAGAGAGTAATTATCTACAATATGCTTTGATATGAATGTCAGTTCTAGCACATGAGGAAACCTCTTGATTAGTATACCATCATTGACATTGGGTGTCAAGTTCAAATCAAACATACCTCCCCACGAATTTCCGTGAACATGGAAAAGAAGCAAGTTTTTGAAATTTTCAGTGATTATTTTTGCTATTTTTTGACAATTCTCAGGTATATGTAAATCGTGGACTTCTAAGATGAGTCCTGTTAGATTCCTGTCTGGATATAAATTATCAAATGCAGTATATTCACCACCTTCTATATCAACTTTTAATAAAACTCCTTCTTTACTATCTACGATTGTATTGAGAGGAATTTGTTTTTCTCCAAAACCAACGTCATTATGAACGTAAAAAATGTTTTTGTTAATTCTATCAGGAAATTTATTACATAAATTGTTACACGGATACGTTCCGTCGTATGCTTCTATGAATGTTGTTGGGAATTTTTCTGCCCACTGTAATTCAAAATTGTCTTCTCCGCCTATTCCTACAGAAATTAATCTTTTGGTATTTTTAACTATGAGATCATTGATAATATATCCACCATCGTGCTCATTACCTATTCTCATTTTATTCGAATTAACATTATATGTCGTCAGGGCGGAAAGCAAATTCATAGTTTCTCCTAGTATAAATTATTAAGTAATGTGACAATTTTATCATTTTTTGAAACATGTATCATATCTGCGTCTATATATTGATGATCTAAAAATCCTTCGTTGTTCTTGAATAGAGAGTATATATCTATATAAGTAATGTTTTTTTCTATGCACTTATTTATTAAATAGTGATTTAATTTTTGAGACCATCTGTTTCTTTCTGAATCTGATCCCTTGAAAGGGTAGTCAGAATTAATGGTATGTTTTTGTTGAACTTCAAAACCTTCTGTTTTTGCAGGTGGTACTGTGGTTGATATGGCTAACTTGGTGTGATTCAGCTTATATAGATTGGATATATAATTCTCTACCAATGTTTCTATAGTCTCGTCCTCTTTTCTACCGTACTCATTTATTTGTTTGTGTAATAAGCATCTTATATCTATTTCGCCAGTACAAAAAATCCACCAGCCATTAATATCTATTTCTTTTCGTTCAAGCAAATAAACAATATATTCATTAAGCTTATCTGTTGTCAATGAATACATGGTAACTGGACCAAGAGTACATAATCTACAGTATGGTGAAAAAGCACCAACATGAGAATCTCCAATAGCACTAATATTTGAAAATATTGGCATAAGACGTTTTACAGATACCCTACAATCGGTTCTGCCCATCCTTTTGATAAGCTATGAGGCCAAATCAACCAGCTTGTTGGAGTAACTTCTGTTTGAAACTCTCTCCACACCTTGCAATATCCATCTGGATCATTTTTAATACGTAGTATTTCGTCTTTATCTGCGTCCTGCCTGTATATATCTCGACCTTCTTTATCTTTAAAAGCAACAGCCCAAAAATCATAATCATTTTCTGGTACTTGACCATATTGAATATCTATGCAATGCTTGAATATCCTTAATAGTCTTTTATCAAAATCCTCATCGGGTAGATAGGATGTTTCTGGATCTGGTGGTGCTTGATGATCCTGTACTCTTTTTTGTATAGCTCTTTTACCAAATGATAATCCACTATATTTTTCGTAATCTCTCAAAGATCTTACTGTGCCAAAACCATATTGGCCAAAATCTATATCTCTTTTTTCTCCATCCATTTCAAACAATTTTCTGTTTCGTAGATGACAGATATTATTCCTGTCTCCCCATTTTTTATCATCATCCCACTGCTTGGTTCTTCCCTTTCTGGTATATTCATGCCAACAAACAACCTTATGAGGATGGAATATATCATACCCATGAGTATATGCTCTAGCCGCAATACTAATTTCTTCACCATGAAAATAATATTGAGGATCGTGAGGAACCTCCTTACAAAATGCTCCTACGCTAAAAGCAAAATGAGCACTATAAAATCTGCCTGGAAGAGGTTTGGTTTTATCGTCCCAAGAATCAAAAGAGGCAGGTAAAAAGAAAACTGCTCCTTCAGGAATGAATCTATCAAAATTCATTTTCCAAGGCTCTTGAACTCTGGATGCGGGATCATTGTCTGGATCGAAGCTGGGTATATATGCTGTTATTAACGGTTTATTGTAGCCGTCTTTTTGTAAACCTTTTAGCATATCTATTAAGATTTCATCCCAGTCTTGAACGAATCTGTGGTGACTATCTAGTTGTAGAGTATATGTTTCTCCATTATATAGAGATTGAACTAAATTTCTAGCCCAGCAAACACCTTGACTATCTTTATAGTCTATGTTTATAGCTTTTATTCTTGGATCGTTTTCAAACTCTGCTAGGACATCCCATGTATCATCTGGAGAATGTTGCCAGCATATTCCAACAGTGATATTATTTGGATTTTTTGCTTTACTAAACAAATCTCTCAAGGTTGGGAGGAGTTGAGGATCTCGATACGAAGCTATCTGAATAAAAATAGTCTCTACTTTATTACTCTTTGTGGCTGTTTGAGTCTTGGCTTTAATTTTCTTTGCGTTCGTTCGCTTCATAAAAATGAACCCTATTATGTGTTATTGGACTAGCTAATAATATCGCTGGTTTAACTTTATTGTTAATTGTTAGAGTATATATGTGACTCATCCACGTTTGTTCAAAAGGATTTGACCATGTAGTATCTAAGAATAGTTTTTGGTTGCCTTCCTGATCTATTATATGGGGCCAATTTGAATAGTAAATCTCACCTTCTGCATAAGGTATGCCATTATAAGATTTTATGCAGGAGAACTTCGTTGGGGGTTTTTTCTTTGCGTCTCCAAAATATTTTACTCGTAATTCTGAAGGAACATTATGCCAACTCCACTGTTCTCCGTTATGTCCATAAAATTCGCTAAAGCTAAATTTCAAAAAATCATACTCTTCATTGTCCATTATACGAATAAGACTACTTAATAAATTAGGTGTCGATTTTTTAAAACCAAAATTACAATTAGATATAGAATAATCTAACAACATATCGTCCTCAAAAAAGATCATGTATTTAGAACCAAGGTCTGCGAAATGTTCAGCAGCAAATTGTCTAGCTCGACAAACTCCTAAATTTCCTTTTTTAATCTGCTCTGAAAATCCGTATTTTTCGCAAATGGCATCATACTTACTGAAGAGATCTTCTTTTGTGCTATTGTTTATTAGAATCTTTTTTGTTTGAGTAATAAATGAGTTATCATGTAGTTCAAAACTATCCAAGACCATTTGTAATTGTTCTGGAGAATTAAAAGCATTAATGTATAATACTGTTTCGTTATTTGAATGCTTTTTTCTAGGATTGTTTTTTGCTATTTCTTCTATAACTGTTTGATTATTTTTTACTTTTTCAAAAAATGTTGACAATAAACCATCATGATTAATTGTTTCATGTTGATACATTTCTGGTTGCAAATATGTCATTAGGGTAAATATGCTTTCTTCAGTACCCATGAGACCGTTATTGAGAGAATCATTCAATAGACTATAATACAGATTATTAGCTTCAGATATATAATCAATGTGTCCACCAAAAAATCCTCCTCTAGCAACCCTATTAACCTCTTCTGATTTAGCGTATTCTCTCATTTTTCTTATGTCGAATCCATGGATTTCTGATTCTGTTTCATAAGGAAAACACACAAAGAGGAATTTTTTAGTGATATCTTGTATTTTTTCTATTACTTTGTCGTGGCTAAAGTATCCTGGGTGAACAGTATTGGATATTCCACCATCAAGCCAATACATGTACTCACTACTAAATGGATTAAATACTTTTGCATTGTGCAATAGGAACATCTTGCTCATTACCATGGGGTTGTATAATGGCAATTTCGCTTGAGTGCTATCTCTTAACCAGCCAGCTTGAGATAACCAGTCTTCATTTGTCCTTATTTTTTCCACTTGATTGCGAAAAGGGAAAAAATTATTATCAAAATCCTTAGCAGAATGATGATAAACAGCTGTGTTGTCTCTGCTTCTGTATTTCCATACTATATCTTCGTGTTCTTTATCTATAAAAACTATAGTAGGAATATCTTTAATATTATTTAGCAGAACAGAGAAGTTGTTTCTGTAGCGATCAAAAGACCTGCTCCATCCGTCGCCTAGCGAACCTCTGCCCAAATCCCATATTCCTGTAACGATGGTAGATTTGAGCATGGATGATAGAGGGTATTGTATCTAAAGAGTATATTATATCCACCGACCTGCATAATAGTAATTCTCTTCTCTCGTTGGGTCAAGATAAAAAAATCCTAAAGAGTCTATTGACATCAAACTTTTTTGAGCTACTATACAAAAGATACTTTTGGCGACTATAATTTCAATGAAACCAAACAACGAATTTCCAGAAAAAGACCGAAAACTCGATAGAAGAGATAAAATCAAAAAGAAGCGTAACAAACAACGTTACGATGATGGTGATTTTTCTCCTAAAGATATAAATAAACAGGTTAAAAAACACAAAGAAGATCTCCAAGACGAAGAATGGGAAGACTGGGATAGATACTACAATCATTAATTAATATGAAATACTTAGAAGAATTATTAATTGGTGATTGCTATCAGCACAATGGATGCCAATATGTAGTCACCACAGACTACAAGAAAAATGGCTCTCGTTTATGTGTTTCTCTTATTGATGGAACAACAAAATGGATGTTGCCTGATCTTATAATAGAACAAATTGATCTTTTTACAGTAGATAAAGATTCAAATATTGTTGCCATTAAAGAAAGGAAGAAGGATGTTCCTAATCAGACTACAGATCTTCATTAAGTCCTTATGGTTTCATATTTATGGAGGATTCCCAAAGTCCACACAAAAAGAAATACTAGACAGATACCACGTATGTGAAACATGTGAAGAATTCAATGCAAACAAAGAACAGTGCAATGTATGTGGATGTTATTTGAGTAAGAAGAAGAAATTCTTAAATAAACTAGCATGGGCTGATCAAGAATGCCCTATTGGCAAATGGCCAAAAATTCAAAGGTGATCAAATGTCAATAAAAATAAATAAACTATTACCCAACTACAGATTTTCTAATCAAAATCTTTTTGAATCTATCAGAGAAAGAGTAAGTTCCGGCAATAATGGATCTACGGTATTTGTTCCTCATGTGTGTAATAATATAGATCTATTCGGTGCTGGATTTGCCGCTCAGTTAGCTGAAAAATATCCTTCAGTTAAACAAGACTATCACTTGCTAGGCAAGCACTTTTTGCGTAACAATTTTGGATATAGCCAAATACTAAAAGTCTATGAAGACAATAAATTTAAGCATAAACTATTTTTTGTTAATATGATAGCTCAAAATGGAGTTAAAGGGACTAACAATATCAGACCTTTAAACTATTTGGCATTAGTTAAGTCAATGAATACTTTATCTCAATATATTAAATCTAATACGGGATTCTCTAATAAAAGCGAAAAGATAGAAATACATTGTCCTAAATTTGGTAGCGGACTAGCTGGTGGTAATTGGCAGTTCGTTTCTGATTTAATTGATGATATTTGGGGACAGTTTGATGTTATTGTGTATAACTATCCTCCTAAAACAAATAATAAGTTAAATGACTAATAAATGTATTGCTTTTAGCTTATGGGGAAATAATCCAAAATATAATGTTGGAGCTATTAAAAATGCAAAACTAGCTTCAATAATATATCCAGAATGGAAATGTGTATTCTTCATAAGCGACTCATCTGTTCCAGAACAAACAAAAATAGAACTAGAACAATTTGATCATGTGATTGTAAAAACAATGAATGGATCAGATTCGTGGTCCAATCTGTTCTGGAGATTTCAAACTTGTTTTGATCCCGAATTTGATGTTTGTGTATTCAGAGATACTGATAGTCGTCTTAGTATGAGAGAAAAATATGCTGTTGACTATTGGCTAAAGCAAAATAAAACCATTCACATAATGAGGGATCATCCTCATCACGGATATCCCATTTTGGGAGGAATGTGGGGATACAAAAAAAACGATACATATAACATAGAAGAACTTCTTAAAAATTATGTCAGCAAAGATAAATATGGAACTGATTATGAATTTTTAGGCAACACTCTATATCCACTCATACAAAACGATAAAGTTGTTCATGATGAGTTTTTTGACAAAAAACCTTTTCCTACTATGAGACAAGGTACTGAATTTGTCGGAGACGTTTACGACGAGAATGATATAAGACATCCAGAATTCTATAAATTTATACCCTTATGAAATTTGATTTTTTAATTATTGGAGCTGGCATATATGGTTCAGTATGTGCTAGAGAACTAAGTGACGCAGGATACTCTTGTCTGGTGATAGACAAACGAGATCACATAGGAGGGAACTGCTATACCTATAAACAAAATAATATAGATGTCCATAAATATGGCGCACATATCTTTCATACCTCTAATAAAAAAATATGGGATTATGTAAATAGATTTATTGAATTCAACAACTACAAACATCATGTGGTAGCTAATTACAATAATGAAATCTACTCTTTGCCCTTCAATATGTGGACTTTTAACAAGTTTTGGGGTGCCACAACTCCAGAACAAGCTAGATCAATCATAGATAGTCAAAAATTTATCGGAAATCCTTCAAATCTAGAAGAACAAGCGTTGTCTATGGTTGGTTTCGATATATACGAAAAATTAATAAAAGGGTACACTATTAAGCAGTGGATGACAGAACCTAAGAATCTGCCATCAGATATTATAACTAGACTACCTTTAAGATTTACATACGATAACAACTATTTTCATGATACATATCAAGGCATTCCTAAAAATGGTTATACAGAATTATTTGAAAAATTATTAGATGGATCTACTGTAGAACTAAATGTCGATTACTTTGACAGAAGAAACTATTACGACAATATCTCAAAATACATAATATATACAGGATCAGTAGATAAGTTCTATAATTTAGAATTCGGTATGCTAGACTATCGACCTCTTTATTTTGAACATAAAATATTAGAAACAAATAATTATCAAGGTCATAGTGTTATTAACTATACTGATCAAAATATACCATATACTAGAATTATTGAACACAAACACTTTAATCTTACTGCAAATAATAACGAAAGTAATACTATTATTAGCAAAGAGTATCCTATAAAATGGACAGGGTCAGAAGAGCCGATATACCCAGTTAATAACAAAGAGAATAACGAAAAATATAGTAAATACATAAAACTAAACCAAACAAATAACAGAGTGTTCTTTGGAGGAAGACTAGCAGAGTATAGATACTATGATATGCATCAAGTTATAGGTTCAGCATTATCTAGAATAAAAGAGATCATAAGATGAAACACGTTATTATAACCCAAGCAAGAAATTTGTCAATTAGACTAGAAAATTGGATAGCATATCATGCTAGTCAAGGTATTAATTGTTTAATATTTTTTGATGATTTTTCTGTTGACTCTTCCAAAAAAAGAATAATAGAGATATGTAATAAATACGGCATCGATTTAGAGCTACTTGCTACAGACGGTAAAGGACAAATGTTCGACACGACAGATTCTGAGCTATATGGTCACAGTGTTAGCTGTAACTACAGAATAGTTCGCTCTCTATCTAGGGGCTTAGACATAGCAAATATAAAATATGGACAATGTATATGTTATTTAATAGACGTAGACGAGTATGTGGTATCTGATATGGATTCTAATATCTCAGATATTGTAGAAAATATGATGGAAACAAAAAAAATCGACAGAATCTATTGCCACTCTTTTGATGTTGACAATAAGTATACGCTTTCAAACTGGATCACAAATCAACCAGCTTCATGTTCAAGATGGGACTATGAATCCAGAAATCAAACAAAATTTAAAAACCGAGGCAAGAGTATATGCAAGTCAGATTATGCAAAAACTCCTCTAATACAGCACGGAGGGGTTGTTCATGATCTGGGGTATGTCGTAGACGAATCAGAACATGCTCATGACTACTCAGTGCTTAGAATGCATCATTTTAGAATACCTCCATTGATTGATTCAGAGAAACAAATAACCTTTATAGAAGACAAAACTTTGTATAACAAAACTATCGGAATGTCATGAAAAATATACTATACTGTATCATACATACTCAACACCAAAATAATAGAATCAAGAACATTACCAATACATGGGGCAAAAATAATTCAGTTATTTTTTATTCAGATCACGACGACTCGTCAAATAATTGCTATAAAGTTTGTGAACGGTCTGATTATTCGTCTGGGCAACTTAAACAAATCAATGTATTTAATCTATTATTAAATCAATTCAATAACTATGAATGGTATTTTTTTTGTGATAATGATACTTTTGTGAATACTACAAATTTAGACAATTACGTCATCAATGCTGAACACAACCACATTCATGGAGAAATCATAAATACTTGGCCCCAAGATACTACTTTGTACTATCCGTCAGGGGGCGCAGGGTATTTGATGCATAACAGTATTCTACAAAACATGATTAATATATCCTATAACAATACCCAATATGGTGATGTTTCTATTGGAATTAATTTTAGAAATAAAAAGATACCTCTTAAACATAATAATCTCTTTAAGGGTCAATTACCTGAGTTTTATGGACTAACTTATGACAGAATAAGTGAATATATGACATTTCATTATGTCACAAGCTATGATACTATGGAAAAACTATATTTAAATTCTAAAAATCAAAAAGACTTAATATAATGTATATATATCATCATCTTGGGCTTGGGGACCATATATCTTGTCATGGAATAGTTCGACATTACTGCGAACAGAACGATAAGGTTTCTTTATTTGTTAAACCACACAATAAAGACAATGTTCAATATATGTATAACGATATAACTAATTTAGAATTAATAGTTGGTGATGACGAGTATGTTCAAAATTTTATACAAAAGAATCGACTAAAAGACGTTTTATACATTGGATTCCAGCTTCATGCAAGAGAAAATTTTATTGCTCAATTTTATAAAATGGCAAGTGTTCCTATTGAATATGAGTATCAAAAATTTTATATCAACAGAAATTTAGCTAACGAAAAAAAATTGTTTGATTCTTTGAACATCAAAGAGAATGAATATATATTCGTTCATGATCATAGTATAGCCAAGTCCCCATATATTATCCATCATGATCTTCCTTTAATCGCACCAACTCACGGTAAGTTTTTTGACTGGATCTATACTATTCTTAATGCAAAAGAGATTCATTGCATAGACTCTTCTTTCATCTGTTTGGTAGACTTATTGGATACTAAAGACACTCCCATATTCCATCATAGATATATTAAAAAATATCCTAGTCACATAAATCTAATGTCTAAACCTCACAAATTCTGGAATACAATATAATGACATTTAATGCTATGCTTGTTGGTGCTGGACGCAGAGTATCCTTAGCTGAGAGATTTATAGATAATGGATTCAATATTATCTCATACGAAACTAGCAAAGATGTTCCATTGTCAAAAATATGTAAAATAATTATAGGTTTGTCATGGAAAGATCCTAACGTTCAACAAGATATTCTAGAAACAGCTATTAAAAATAATGTTAAACTTATAGTACCACTACAAGACGAAGCCGTTTGTATACTATCACAAATAGAACAAAAAAACAAATCAAATACTGATGTAGTATTTCTAAACTCTAACTCTGAAACATCACATACTTGTTTTAATAAAAAACTATTTGCTGATTTTATAACAAAATATTTTCCAGAACTATATCCTTTTCCTGATAGTTTTCCTTTGATATGCAAGCCTGTTTTTGGATTTTCTTCTAATAATATTACTACTATAAATAGTGTCAATGAAAGTATGTCCATAGATAGCAACAAATTTATCTTACAAAAACAAATTTTCGGTAAAGAATATTCAGTAGATTGTTATTTTGACAAAACTAATAAGTTTATAGATGCGGTTACTAGAGAAAGAATACGAGTTGCTGGTGGAGAGGTATTGACTTCAAGAACATCTCATAAAGACATTCTGTATGATTACTCAAAACTTATTGGAGAAAAATTAAAAATAAGGGGCCCAGCTTGCTTTCAATACATTATTGACAACAACGATCAACCATTTATTATTGAAGTAAATGCAAGGTTTGGCGGAGGTACTGTTTTATCTATGGAGTCTGGACTAGACATCATAAGTCTGATAAAAAAAGATTATTTTAATTATGATTTTAACTACCAGCCTAAATCTTGGACCAATAACTTATTGATGGAAAGATACTACAAAGAGACATTCTTTAATTAATGTATGAGAGAAACGCATAAAAATCTTATCATAGACATGGATGGTACTATCTGTACTGAAGAAAAAACCTTCAACAAGTATCTTGCTACTCCACAAAAAAATGCTATTAAGAGTATCAATAATCTATACTATCAAAATTATCACATAACAATATATACTGCTAGAGGTTGGGCTGAATATAAGATGACTGAACATTGGTTAAAGTCCCATGATATCAAATATGATTTATTAATTTGCGGTAAGCCCATATATGATTATTGGATCGACGATAAGGCTTTGAGTTATGGTACATGGGATAATATCATGAAAGAAATTAAATGAGACCAGAAGTATTAAAATTAAGATCTTCTGTATTTAACTTCTATCAAAATTCTATCCTACCTTCATGCAAAGATGGTATGAGAATTCTTGAAATTGGTCCAATGGATATAAGATATACTCCGGTTAAAAACTATTATATCAATTTGCAAAATCAATTACTTCCAAAATTAAACATAGAATATAAAACATGTGATAAATTTTTAGACAGTAAAGCAGATTATATACACGATGTATTAGACCTTACTCCAGAAATAGTTGGAAAATTTGATATTATTATTGCTTGTGAAGTTATAGAGCATATCGGAAAAATATGGCTATTACCAGAAGTACTAAACAATATTTTGAATAACAATGGACAGATTTTTTTGTCCTCCCCATTCCACTTCTATCTTCATAATCCCTTTCCTGACTATTGGAGAATATCTGAATACGGATATCGTGAACTGTTTAATGATTTGTTTAATGTAAAAATAGATAAAATTTTAGACAATGATAATGATGACAGAAAACCACTAAATTACCAAGTAGTTTTAACAAAGAAAGAATAAATATGGCCGATACATTAGGCTCACTAGTAGATAAACTAACAACAGTAGATCTTAAAATGTGGAATAATCAAGAATTGCTGTATGAAATTAGACGAATGACATTTGAAGAATATAAACAAAAGTATTTTGATACTGAAAATGGAGCCATTGAACTATGGCAGTATCTTAAAAAAGCTTGTGATTTAAATGTTCAAAGAAACCAACTAATTAATGAAGTAGATGAAAAAATTATTGAAATTATTAATGCTAAGATAAGTGGAGAAGAGTTAGATAATGGTAAATTTTTACAGAGAAGTCATAAGACATACTAGATTCTATGATACCTATATACCAACCGTATCTAACTAAAAATAATCTAAAACATGCCCATAAAGCACTGGATAGTGGCTGGATATCATCTCAAGGAGAGTATCTGGATTTAACAAAAAATTTATTAAAATCAAAAGCTAAATACAACAATCATAAAATCGTACTAACGAATAATGGGACGACAGCTACTCATCTATTAGCTTTGGCACTACAATATAAATATCCATCTATCAAAAAAATTATTGTTCCAAATAATGTATATGTAGCTGCGTGGAATGCTTTTTTATATACTCAAAAGTATGAACTAATACCAGTAGACGCCAATTTATATACTTGGAATTTTGAAGACTCTTATCTGGAAGAACTTTTAGATGAAGAAACCGCAGTATTGATAGTACATAATATCGGAAATATTATCAATGTTCCAAAACTAAAACAAAAATTTCCAAATACTATTTTTGTAGAAGACAATTGTGAAGGCTTCTTGGGATCCTATGGAGATAAACCATCTGGATCAGAATGTTTTGCTTCATCAATATCTTTTTTTGGTAATAAAACAATAACATGCGGAGAAGGTGGTGCTTTTATAACTTCTGATGATGAGCTGTTCTCTTATATCAATACAGTAAAAAATCAAGGGCAATCCCATAAAAAATTCATTCATGATTATCTTGGCTATAATTACAGAATGACAAATATACAAGCTGCTATTTTATATGGTCAGCTAAATGATTTAGACTGGATTATAAATCAAAAAAAGAATATTTTTAATCAATATAGATCTATTTTAAAATTGCCTAATATATCTTTTCAGCATATAGATCCCGATACCTCTCATTCTAATTGGATGCTTGGTATGAGATTTCTAGATTTTGATTTAGAAAAGAAAAAATCACTCGAATTATATTTGTACGAAGCAGGAATAGATACAAGGCCAATGTTTTATGATATACATCAGCATAAATATCTGAAGCCTATTAAATGCGTATCTAATGAAAACTCAAAAATATTACAAAACCAATGTCTAATGGTTCCTTCATATCCCACTCTTAGTGAAAGTCAAATCAGCTTTATTTGCGATAAAATCATACATTTTCTCAAATATAACTAATAAAAATCTGCATATGTTTAAATGTTCAATATTTTGTTCGTTTTATAAAGGTGAAAAATTCATTGAAGGATATCTCAATGATATGCTAAAACAATCAGTATTTAATAATACAGAATTTATTTTTCTTGACTGTAGTTCTACAGAAAATGAAAAAGACTATATCCTACCAATTGCAAAAAGGTTTAATAATGTAAAGTATCATCAACTAGAAAAAGATCCAGGATTATATGCTGCGTGGAACATTGCTATTCGTTTATGTTCATCATCTATAATAGGCAACTGGAATATTGATGATCGTAAAAGTACTGACAGTATAGACATTTTGCTTAAAGCATTTGACAGAGATCCTTTACTAGACATAGCATATGGAATTACTTATGTTTCTACAGAAGCAAATGAAAAATATGAAGATAATACATATGATCAAGTCTACCCATGCCTACCCCACTCTTTCCGTAATCTACTAAATAATAACAGTCCTCATTGTATGCCGTTATGGAAGAAGAATTTACATGATAGATTTGGGCTATTTGATGAAAACTATAAGACGGCTTCTGATGGAGATATGTGGTTGCGTTGTGCTGCGGGAGGTGCTAGAATAAAGATGGTCAACCACCCAGTCGGTTTGTACTATCATAACCCATCTGGTCGGTCTACTGACCCAAAACATCTACAACAGATGATTGATGAAGTTAATCGCATGAGACACAATTATATTGGATACCTAACATGATTGAAGTTATATTATTCTTTTTGGTTTTGGCAATAGTTTTTGGCATGATAGACGCCCAATATAAAATACATGACAGATCTAGCTGTCATAGATTATATTCGTCAAGAAACTTATTTACCTTTTTATTTACTGATCGCTACTAATTAAATATGAATAGATTGAAGAATCAACGAGTTTATTTGGCCGGGGCTATGGATAGAGTTGCTGATCGCGGAGCTACTTGGAGAGATAATATTACTCCATTTCTTGAAGAAATGGGTTCCATAGTCTTTAATCCTATTACTAAGCCAACAAACACAGGTATGGAAGACAGTGACTCTCATACTATTAAGACCAAACTGAAAAAAGCAGAGAGATACGATGAACTTGCAGAAATGATGAAAGTTATTCGCAGGGTAGATTTAAGACTTGTAGATATTAGTGACTTTTTGGTCGTGAATCTGAATCTTGATATTCATCCATGCGGAACATATGAAGAAATATTTTGGGCTAATCGTCAGAAAAAGCCAATAATAATTCATATGGAGCAAGGTAAGATAAACGCCCCGGATTGGTTATTCGGCACAATACCACATCAAACTATTTTTTCTTCTTGGGATGATATCAAAGATTATCTTTCTCATATAAACACATCGGAAAACATAGATACCTATAAAAGATGGTATTTTTTCTCGGTATAACATGCCTAAATATTATGTAAAGTCTGGTCAAATAAAATATATCATTGATTGTAATGATCCAATATCCGCAATATTGGCAGCATTATATCATTTTAAAGGGAAGGGTCTCTTAACCGGACCAAAAATTTGTGTTAGCGAGCGTGGTTTTGAAAGCCACAAAACATGGAAGTGTTATGATACTGATGAATACTTGAAGAAAACATAAAATGCAAAAAATTATCAATGAACTAAAACTAGATTTTGACGATGTACTGATTAAACCCAAGAGATCAAGACTTGGTAGTAGATCAGAGGTTTCTCTACAACGAGATTTTAAATTTCTATATTCTACAAGATTTTTATCTTGTACTCCTATTGTTGCCGCCAATATGGACACAACCGGCACAATGAGTATGGCAGGAGTGCTGGCTCAATTCAATGCTATAACATGTTTGCATAAACACTACTCTATTGATGAGATTGTTGACTATTTTACAAAATCTCAAAAACCAGAACTTTCCTTCTATTCTACAGGAATTAATAAGCCAGATATAGAGAAACTCATAGACACTTTTGACAGACTAAAACTTAAGGGCTTATATTTACCAAATGTATGCGTTGATGTTGCCAACGGATATAGCGATAAGTTCGTTAAGGCTGTCAAACATATTAGGGATATGTATCCTGATATTGTTATTATGGCTGGGAATGTTGTTACTCCGGAAATGACAGAAGAACTGCTGATGCACGGACTGGTGGACATAGTGAAGGTCGGTATAGGTTCAGGATCTGTTTGTACTACAAGATTAAAAACTGGCGTGGGATACCCCCAGCTGTCTGCCGTAATGGAGTGTGCCGACGCTGCTCATGGTATTGGTGGACACATTTGCAGCGATGGGGGTTGTAAAATAGTTGCTGATATTTGTAAAGCTTTTGGTGCAAATACAGATTTCGTTATGCTTGGCAGTATGCTTGCTGGTACAGACTGCTGTGAAGGGGAATGGGAATACGAATATAAGTGCGTCAAAGCAGGTCTTGCAGGAGAATTTTGGCAACCATTTAATCCTGGATATGAAACAGAAAAAAGAAAGATACGTCTTAAGTTCTATGGTATGAGTTCCAAGGACGCAATGGATAAATATCATAACGGAGTTGCTAACTATAGAACCAGTGAAGGAAAATCCGTTATTATTCCATATAAGGGAACTACTGAGGATATTATGTTGGATATAATGGGAGGTCTTAGAAGTTCATGCACTTATGTTGGAGCTTCTAAAATTAAAGACTTTGGTAAAAAAACAACATTTATACAAGTTAACAATACTCATAATAGGATATTTGAAAAATGAACATCAATGTGTCGGCACCAATCAACAGTACAGGATATGGCATAGCTTCCTACAATATTATTAAGGGTCTTAGCGCTCTCAATAATGTTATATCATATTTCCCAATAGGTCAGCCATCAGTAGAAACACAAGAGGATCACGCCTTTGTATCAAATATTCTTAAACAAAGATATTTATGCGATATAAATGCTCCTCATCTTAAAATATGGCATCAGTTTGACTTATTAGAGCATGTAGGAAGAGGTCCATATTTTGCTTTTCCCTTTTTTGAACTAGATACTTTTAGTGATATAGAAATCAATAGCCTAAAAACTCCAGATGGTATTTTTACAACTAGTCAGTGGGCAGCCGATGTAGTGTCTAAGCACGTTTCAACTCCAGTTCATGTTGCTCCGCTTGGCGTTGACTTGTCGATATTTGATAAGTCTAGATATTCACAACCATCTGATAATAAGTATGTATTTATTAACATAGGCAAGTGGGAAGTAAGAAAAGGTCATGATATTTTATTAGAATTATTTACCAAAGCTTTTCCAAATAATCCAGATGTTGAACTTTGGATTTTAGCTTCAGAAACAACCAATGGATACTCCTCTCCTGCTGAAATTGAGCAGTGGAAGAATATGTACCAAAACGATAGTAGAGTTAAATTATTTTCGGGGTTTGCTCAACATTCTGAGATTGCAGAACTAATATCAAAAGCTAATTGTGGTATTTTCCCCTCAAGAGCAGAGGGTTGGAATATGGAGTTATTAGAGTGTATGGCTATGAATAAACCTGTTATAACTACTAATTATTCAGCACATACAGAGTTTTGTAATAAAGACAACTCATATTTAGTCGATATATCGACTACTGAAAAAGCCCATGACGGCAAGGCTTTTATGGGTCAGGGTAATTGGGCAAAAATAGATCAATCTGAAAAAGACATATTGATCGATTATATGCGATATGTGGTCAATAATCACATTAATACTAATCCTGCTGGTGTAAATACTGCTAATCAGTTATCGTGGACAAATACAGCACAAAAGATACTCAGTTACATGAATAAATAGGTTAATATTATGCCAATTCCAAAACCAAATCCTGATGAAAAATCTAAAAATTTTGTTGCAAGATGCATGGGTGATGAGGCTATGAAAAAAGACTATCCAGATTCTCAACAAAGAATAGCAGCGTGTCTTGGTCAGGTCAAAGCTTCATTGTTGGAGCAAGTGTGCGAGGCTATTTCCTACATAGATAATGAATACGATAGTGACGGTGAAGAGCTAACTAAAGCTAATTTGATTTTACCCAATGAAAATGACTATGTTGATACTGATGAAGTAACAGAAGAATTTGATCTATGTGCCGTATCTTCAGAATATCAAGGACGCAAGGTTACTCTTAATAAACCTTTTAGAACTCCTGACGGTCCTAAAAAATCTGCCGTTTATGTTAAAAATGACAAGGGTAAAGTAGTTATTGTTAGATTTGGTGATCCTAACATGAAAATTAAAAAAAATATTCCTTCACGAAGGAAAAGTTTTAGAGCTAGAATGAATTGTGATAATCCTGGGCCAAAGTGGAAAAGTCGATATTGGGCATGTAAGAGTTGGTAATAATCATGAGAAAATGTAGAAAATGTAAATTAAATGAGGTCCCTCAAAATTCTAGAAAATTTTGTGATTATTGCAAACTTAAGCTAAAGGCTTGCGAGTGTGGAACTATTTTCAAATCCAAAAAACACAATTTCTGTAGACTATGTAGAATGAGTAAAGGAAACATAGGTCAATGTCAATCATGCAATAAAACCAGGCACATATATTTCAGTTCGACAATCTGCACAACCTGTTACAAATTTATAACAAAATACAATATTACTATAGAAGAGCTAAAACATTTAAGAGCAATAAAGAACTGCGGTATCTGTGGTATTGCAGTTTTTCACCATGCTAAGAATAAAGGAAATGCTGCCGTTATAGATCATGATCACAATACTGGTAAGGTTAGAGGAATTTTATGCGTACAGTGTAATATTATAGAAGGAATGATACGCAATGAACAGCACTTAGAACAATTTTATACTAACTATAAAAAATGGATTAATAATTATGACCAAAACAATAGATGAACTATTAAACGAAAATGCTGAAGTAAAGGAAAATCAAGTGGACGAAGTACAAGCTAGCCAGACTAATGAAACTAATGAGGTTAATGAAACTATAGAAAATGTTGTATCTGAGACCGAAAATAATGTTATCGGATTACTTAAAAAGTCTTTGAATATACACTGGCAACAAACAACTTCATTAAGTGCTCAAGCTGTTCATCTTGAAAGATGGGGATATAAGAAACTTGCTGCTATCATTAAAGCAGATGCCCTAGAAGAACACCAACACTCAATAATCAACTTAACAAGACTAGAATTTTTTGATCAAGATTATCAACCACTAGTAGTGTCTCCTCCATCATGGACACGACATGACATGGTTGCTATTATCAACTATAACTTAGCATCTGTAAGAGAGGCTGCAGATACAGAAAAAGCAACTATTGTTGCAGCTAGGGCGGTAGGAGATGAACTAACAGCCAATATAATGATTCCTCTACTACAAGGTAGTGAAGATGGCATAAAACTATACGAAGGCTACTTAAAGCTTATTGAACAAATGGGTATAGACAACTTTTTAACTTTACAGACATAATAGTCTCAATAAATAAAGGTATTAATCATGGACAGAATATACGATATACTAAAAAATGTTCAGGCAGCAGTAGAGAATCAAGAAATTGAGTCTCCAAAGACAGAGTTAAATGAATATAAACAAGACTTCCTAGAGATGAATATCGGCTCACTCACAGCAATCATGCAACATGCTAAAAACATACTTGACTCTCTAGGTGACCCGTCAGTTAAAGAAAACTTGACAGAAAGCTGGCTACAGGGTAAAATCGCCATAACTGAGGATTACATGCGAACCATTCACGATTTTGTGAAGTATGTACCATCAGAGGACGATAACTCTTTTGCTGGGGATAAGCCTGGACTTTGGGATAATATCCGCAAGAAAAAAGAACGAGAAGGCAAGAATTATAAGCCAGCTAAACGAGGAGATAAAGACAGACCAGATCCTGATCAGTGGAAAAAGTTAACTAAGTAAGACACTTTCAATTAAGATTTTATTTTATACAAAAGGACTTTTAATGGACAGAACGTATGACAGTTTGGATTCGTATATAAACCTAGCAAAAAAAACCATAGTGAAATTTGGACCAAGATTTTACAATGGTCTCTCAGCAGAAATGTTGAAAAACACTGATGCAGTATCAGATGTTGCAACAGCCATTATGTATGCCGATTGGAGATTTGATCCAAATAGACCTGGGAAAAGTGGTCAGAAAAAGACACTATACTCATATCGTAATCAGTGTGCAATATGGGCAATTAAGACATATGTAACTAATAAATACAAAAAACATCTCGATACAAGTATCAGTCTTAATTTTAGTGAAGAGGGTTCAGACTCGTCATTCTATTCTTCTATATCTGATGAGAAGGCAATGGATCCAGTAGATATTTTAATAGATAAAGAAGAGTCTTCACGGTTAACATCAAGCATCGATCAGCTACTGAATAATAGCATTTTATCTGACAAACAGAAAATACAGATTAAAATGTATTATCTAGAAAATCATACTTTGTCATATATTGGTAAAAAGTTTGGTGTCTCTAGAGAAGCAATTAGGCAAAACATTAAGAGAGCACTGGATATTATTCGATCTTATGATAAATGCACAGCTTAATCTTATTATTCCAATTTTTATTCATTCCAAGAACAGATATGAGATACTCTCATTAGCTGATTATACTCTAAGACTGCCTTCTGTTGAACTAGAGCCTAATCAAGACATTAATGAGCTTCTATCAATGCTGTTGAATAGATGTATAAAAGAAACCTCTGGAACAAATCCTAAATTAGTTGACATTATCATAACTTCTCAGCTTGATATATATTATATTTGTTTTGTTAATTATGAAACTACTATAATAAATAGCTATACTAGAACCATAGATCTTAACACCGATATACTACCACCAAATGCTACAAGAACTCTTTCGTTATTGGCTAAGTAAAAAACAGCCCTCTGTGGCTAAAGAAAAAACCCAAGAAGAGTCTATAGCAGAGGAGATGCATAGTCTAAGTGTAATTCTACATCCAGACGACATGGTTGATATCATAGTTTTGCATCCAAAGTTAGATAAATTATCTCTAGTTGAAATTTCAACAGAAGCAGAGAAATTTGCAGAATTGTTGATTTATGTTACTAATAATCTAATGGAACCAAAATTATTGACAACAATTCGTAATAAAATCAAAAACACGAATAATGATAAAGAGCAATTATTTTATGATAATGTTCTATCATATTATGATGTTATAAAAACCGAATTTGAGAAAAAACTAATTGATAATGGCCCACTAATCAGACCAAGATCTGTATTTAACTCCAAATAGCTGTTGTTTGTCGGCCAATTTCTTATTACTATACCATGGGTGTATTATACATGGTATCTCTAAAAAAAATAAGAGTTTAAACAAAGTATCAATTATATGATCAATCTTATCTCATGGCAAAAGTGGCTTGATCCATTTGGATCTGATGACGCAGAAGAGCTGGAGCATGATCCATATCTTGCAGATTATGAAGAACAAGAATCAGATGGTACTACTGAAAACATTAATGATGAGGAGCAAGAGAATAAAATAATTAATACAACACAAAGAGTAAAAGTTATTGCTACGCCAATGGGCATTATACCAGTCACTGATAATACTATGAGTGGAAAGATTTTTAATTTTTGGATTGGGCATACTAACTTTGATATTACTCATAAAGTTGCTGATGTTATCGAAAAAACCGATGGGGTTGAAACCCTAGATATTTTTACTAGATACAGATTCCGAATTGCTGTTGGTAAAGCTTTTGATGATTCTTCGGTAATGAGAGATATAAATAAGAGAGTATACTCGGAGCTATCATAACAATGTCAACAGCCAAATCATTTACTGAACTTGAAAGCGAATTACAATCAATACACTCATATAATATAGATACAAAAAACAGAGAAATATATCTACATTCATATTTAGGAGATAGTGAAGAAGGTGGTGTTGACTATAGGTCTGCTATAGTACTTGAAAAAAATCTCAGGTACTTAAACCTATTATCTCTAGAACCAATTTTAGTTCATATGCATTTACCAGGAGGAGACTGGCAAGACTGCCTAGGTATGTATGATGCTGTCAGGGCATCAAAAGCTAAAGTTATCATCCTCGCTTATGCTAAAGCAGAATCTTCTAGTAGTGTTTTATTACAAGCTGCCGACCTTAGAATATTGATGCCAAATACACATGTTATGATTCATTATGGGTCATTTAGTATGGATGGGGAACACAGCAAAGCTGCTGCGGCTGGCATTAGATGGAACGAAAACGAGTGTGATAAGATGGTTGATATTTTTACTGACAGGTGTATGAATAGTATGATAGCTAAAGAGAAAAATTGGAAAAAAATGATGGCAAAAAAACACATAGTCTCACAACTTGCTAATAAATGCGATTGGATATTAACGGCTGAAGAAGCAGTATATTACGGCTTTGCCGATGGTATTCTTGGCACTAAAAAATATCCCAATATAGACTCACTTAAAAAATAATGCTATTAGAATATTCATATTATGATATCGCTTCTAATGATGCCGAAATTCAAGGCAACTTAACAGAAGCTTTAAAACACAATGTGCAGACAATATCTGTACTTCCGCCATATGCCAGACTTGTAAAGTCTTTAGTAAACAATGCTGCAAAGATTTCTTGCCCGATAGATTATCCAATGGGTGTGTTAGATATAAAATCCAGACTATCAGTAGTTGATTTTTGTTTAAAAAATAATGTTGATATAATTGAGGCAGTTTGCCCAGCACAGCTATTGTGCAACAGGAAGTATGATAAGTTTAGGGATGACATTAAACAATTAACTAATCTATGTTCTTCCCTAAATGTTGAACTAAGATACGTTTTAGAATATAGGCAATACTCCTACGAGCTGCTCTATAAAGTTGCCCAAATCTTATATGACTTTAATGTTAAAACAATCTATCCCTCAACTGGATACTCTTTAGACGATATTGGCGACAATATCATAGCTTCTGCTCTAATTAATAAGAAAGTTCCAAATATCAATATTATCTGTAATGGTAATTTGTGGAATAGTAATCATCTAAAAATGGTTAAAAATAACCAATTATACGGTTTAAGAATCAATTCCCTAAACGGTTTACAGCTAATAAATAGCTAATTCTCTGTTTTTAGGTGTATACGAATAATAAGTATATACTTGTTTCTTTCCTTAAATCTTCATGGAGTTTTATAAAATGGCTACAATTCAACAAGGTGGAGCAGCCTCAACAGGCACATACTGGAGTGGTAGCTCTACAAATAATAATCACGGTACAGCTAAAAGAGTCGGCACAGTATCCTCTGTCTTAGAGAATAGTTCACTAGGACAAGTAAATGTTGGTGTTTTCGCTTCAACAGTTATTGATGGAGATTACACAAACAAGGCTATTTCTGAAGGAACTATCGCCCACGATCATGTCAAGCCCATAACTGCCAAAGTAACCTCAGAGCTTGGTGGAGTTGCCAGTAGTGCTTTATCAACTACAGCTAATGTTCCTGGTCAATTAAGAAGCATTAACAAGAGAGAAAGCTACAGATCACCCGGCACCGCAACCGCTATCAGAGCTGGCTACTTTAGTCTTTACACAGGTAGGTTCACAACTGCCCCAACAGCTGTTACAGAAACCCCAGGTACAGATAATGCTGCTAGTCCCACCAGAAGCGTTCCCGGTTCTATGAGATTCAAGAGTGGCGCTCCTGTTGCTATTGCAAAAAACTATCCAGCTAAAAATGGCTAATAGTTAATTAAATTCTACCAATAAGAAGAGAACCAGGAATCATCTTTCTGGTTCTTTTTTTATAGGTGTATTATATCTAAAGAATAACACTTTCTAAAAATCTTATAAAAGGCTTCCATAATGTCTGAAACCATTATTCATTTCTGGGAGAACATAGCCACAACAAGTATTGGAATTATAGTAACAATGGTTGGATTTTGGGTGGCTATTGGTAGAAATATGGCAACTAAATCAGAGGTTTTGGTTATGATAGAAACACAATCTCCATACCTTCATGATAAACAATTTATTATGGAAAGGTTAGCTTCTAACAAAGAAAGTCAAGCAGCTTTCGCGCTGGCTCTTCAAAGAAATACAGAAGTTATGACAGAACTGAAAATTCAAATAGCAATGCTTGGCAAAACTTTAGAAACTTTAGAAGACAGAATAGAAAGGTAATTTATGGCAAACGATATAAATAAAGCAATTAGTGCTAATCAAATAAAAAACGGAACAACCGTTGTTACAACAACAGTTACCGGAGAATACTCAACAATCGACACGTATGTTAAAAACACTCCAACAATTAGTGATATTGAAACAAAATATGATAATAGATTCTATAATGGTATTTTTGTTCAATTAGTCGGCGACCAAACAGTAATAGGTGGTTAAATGAGTATACAACGTATTAATGAATTTCCAGCAGCTAGTGCTCTGACTAGTGATGATATATTTTTAATTATGGACGATCCATCAGGGTCTGCTTTAACAAAAAAAGTCCCAGTATCTGTTCTTCATTCTGGTTTAGTTCAAAGCAATACTAGCTTAGTTAATAATTCTATTCGTATAACAAATATGATTAGTATTTCTCAAAGCAACTACGATGCTCTTGCTACAAAAGATACTAATACACTATACATAGTTAATGGCTAAGGATAAATTTGTATGCCAACAGTAAATAGTGATATATTTTTAAGTAACTCTAACATAACTTCTATTAAATTAGGAGATAATAGTGTTTCTAAAATATTCCTTGGCGAGAATCTAGTATTTGGAAGTACATCAGAAAGTTGTACAGATTCAGTTGCTAGTGTCAAAATGATAGGATGGGTTTCTGGTGACAGAACTCTTGCTCCTATTGGATATGCTCCTTATGGTCGTGAGACCTATACCTATGGAGACGAAACTGTCCGATACGAGACAGGAGTATGGCTTTATATTGGAGCAGAAGGGGAGATTACGAGAGCATATAGTTATGCAAGCTATCCTTGGTTAGTAAACTGGCCAGCTCCTTATTCTGGTGAGAAGTTTTGTAGTTTTGGTAGTTCTGGGTTTCAGTGGATGAATATCAGCTCTGTTACTTCAACCTCCGCTTCTGGAATTGGTCAAAACAATATCACAATCTCAATAACACAAACTGGCGGAGGTATGGATGCCCACGATGGTATGGTTGGTGGCACAACCTTCCCCGAAGCTTACGGAGTACCACTTAGTGGAACTCAAATTAAGAATACTCAATCTGGTATTTTTACTGCAACTTTTAGTCAACCTGTTACCGACGCGTTGGTTGCATTTGCTAGCGTTGGTCAAGGAGGTACCCCAGTTCCTGTACAAGTATCAGCATCATTTACTCCAATATGGGAAACACTTACAACATATCAAAATCCAGTAAATGCTACACAATATTCTCAGTTTACCGGAGAAGAAGGATATAATATAATTCGAATAGATGGAACTGTAACTACTGTAACTTTCAATTATACTGTTAGTGAAAATTATTGTACGGTTTGTTTCGGATTTGTTGATCAAAACGCATAATACTAAACCGTGTTTATTATGACTCAAACCAAAACATGTAATCAATGTAATATTACAAAACAACTTAATGATTTTCCGAATAGTAAAACTGGTAAATATGGCAAACTAGCTCAGTGTAAAAGTTGTGATAAGGCTAATCAGCACAATAGATATATTAAAAATAGAGAAGATAGAATAAAAAAATCTAAAGACTATAAAATTAAAAATAAAGAGCATAATAAAACAATAGATAAACAAAGATATTCAAGACAACGAGAAACTAAGCTAGCTTATCAGAAAGAACAAAGACTAAATAAGCCCGAGTATATGAAAAATTATAGGATTAATAATAAAGAAAAAATTAGACAAAGTGCAAATAAGTGGCAGCATAAAAAATATTATTCTGATCTTTCTTATAGGTTAAAAAGTATTTTACAAAAAAGAATAGTAGCTAGTATTAAAGGATACTATAAATCTCAAGCTACAACAGAATTATTGGGTTGTTCTATTGAAGAGTTTAAACAACATCTGGAATCACAATTTTATAAAGATCCTAGACTGAACTGGGAAGCCTATGGCCCCAAAGGATGGCATATTGACCACATAATTCCATGCGCCAGTTTTGACCTTTCTGATCCAGAACAGCAAAAAATTTGTTTTCACTATACTAATATGCAGCCATTGTGGTGGGATTTGAATATTGCTAAATCAGATAAGATCTTGTAGCGGTGTATATAGTATATAATAGCAGTCTTTAACATAGGAGATAAACTATTATGATTAAGCCCGGTTGGAAAAGTTCAGAATTTTGGTTTACAGTAGTTAGTTTTATTTTTAGCGGATTATATCTTATGGGTCTTATAGGTGAAAATTCTCAAAAAGAAGACCTAATTCAAGAAACTACAAGAGGTCTAGAAGCAACAATCCTTATTATTGGACAGCTAACTGTATTATTTAAATATGTAAAAGGAAGAACAGACCTAAAAAAGACTTGGTGGAGTACAGCCACTCCAGAAGAAAGAAAAGAAGCAAACAAAAAGAACGACAAACCAGCAACAGTAAGAAAAAAGAGAAAAACAAATGGAAAACCAAAACCTGCCAGTAAATGATCTTGGAAATTTAGTAGCTAAAGCTAAAGAAATACTTAAAAACGCCAAAGCAGTAGCAATGCCACAAGCATGGAACGTATTGCAATTGGCTACAGCCGAAGTAATTCAAAAGATAGAAGATAATAACCCCTCTCTTAAAGGGGTTGATAAAAAAACACTTGCTATGACTATGATTAGCAACTTTTATGATCAAGTTTTTACTTTAGTGAATTTTCCATTTGTGCCAAAACTTTTACAGCCTATTATACAGAAGTATGTCAAGCAATTGTTAATGCTTTTAGTAAGTTCTTCAATTGATGCTTTTGTCATTACTTTTAGGAATAATGGCATTTTCATTGATCCAAGTGTTGTAATTACTCCGGACGTAGATAAAACTCCATCAGTTTCAGATAAATAAGAGAGGCTAAAATGAATTTTACAGAAAGTTTCCAAGAGTTTAGTAGTAGATTGAGCACAATGGACTTGGCTCTATATGCTGGTGTTGGTATCGTACTATGGGTTATGTTTAAGGATAAGCTTAATCCAGTACAAAAGCTATTAGGTTCTATGATTGAAAAACTCAGAGGAGCAACAGACAATACTTCTCTCCCAGTAGTAAATGTTCCTGCTGTTTCTCCTGTTGTTGTTCCAAAGAAAACAGATTCAGAAGATACATTTTTTAAGCTAGTAGTTTCATGGAAGCAAACTCGTGATCTTGCTGTTCAGAGCGGATGTTCTGAAGCTGTTAAGGTAGCAGACCAGATGTTCCCATATTTAAGTCCCAATGTATGCAGTAAACAAAATGAGGATAAGGTATCATGAATCAAAAAAACGTACTACTAGTATTAGCTGGTCTATTAATTGTTGTTGGTTTGCTTAAGCCAGACTTTTCAAATATTCTTGGTCCAAACAAACCAGCAGTAGTTGATGTTTTAGAGCTACCAGAACCAACAGACCCAGCCGTCAAAAAAGAAGCAGATGATGTTGTTGTTCTTCTAAAAGAAGCAGGGGCTAAAAACGATGCTAAAAGACTTAGAGATCTTTACATTGATTTGGCAAAGCTTGTGGAGCTTGATGGAGAAGACGAAGTAGTTAAGAGTACTGAAGAAATTCGTCAAGCAAATAGCTTAGCTGGTGTGATGCTTAAACTAGACATAAAAGGCAAATATCCAGATTTAGCAAAAGAAGCTAAAGAAGTTGTTGTTGCAGCTATAGGCGATGATCATATTCTACTATCCAAAGAGCTACGAGTTAAAGCTGCAGAAGGTCTTAATGCTTTAGCTTGGGCTTGTAACATGGGATCAAAATAATGCCACGATATACTCCAAAAGAATTATATGACAATTATCGTAAGGGTTTTAGCGGTTGTTTATTTGAACAGCATGTGTTTGATCACTTAATGGAAACTTCCAAGTATCCATTATTTGGAGATGCTAGTAAAAAAATTAGTGGTAGTGGCAAAGGTAAGCTTTCAACACCATACAAAAGTGTGTTAAAGTTTGATAAACATCCTTATAATGAAAGACAAACTACTGGAGATTGTGTTAGTCACGGAACGCGAAATGCTTGTGATGTAACCCGAGCTGTAGAAATAGATATACATAATGAGAGAGAGGATTGGATAGCAAGGGGTGCAACAGAAGCTATCTATGGATATAGAGGGTTTAGTGGACAGGGTATGAGTTGTGCTAGAGCAGCTGAATTTGTTAGTAAGGTTGGTGGTCTTGTAGTGAGAAAGAATTATGGTTTTGTAGATTTCAGTAAATATAATGGTAATTTAGGGGCGGGCTGGGGCGGTAGAGGTCTTCCAGATAAAGTACTAGATCTCTCTAACGATCACCAGATCAAGACTGCTTCATTAATACGAACAGTAGAAGAAGCCCGTGATGCTTTAGCTAATGGTTATGGATTAGCTGTATGCTCTAATTATGGATTTAGCAATACTAGAGATAAAAAGGGATTTGCTAGAACATCTGGTAACTGGGGTCATTGTATGGCCTGGATAGCTTGTGATGATACTGGTAGTGAACCAGCTTTTCTCGTTCAAAATAGCTGGGGTAAATGGAATGATGGTGGACATCCAGAATGGGGTCCTATTCCAGAAGGGTCGTTTTTAATCCACGCTGATGTTGCTGCTGGAATGCTATCTGCTAATGGCTCTTATGCTTTTAGTGGTTTTGATGGCTTTCCTTTACAAAAACTACCGAGCTACGGATTCGAAGATTATCTATAAGAAAACTGACCGCCACAGGAGTAATAATACTATGGGGCGGATTTATCTACGACATAATCAAAGATTATATCCAGGATAGATTTTAGCAATCTCCTAAATTGGCCCAACAAGTTTCGAAGTCGCCGTAGCATATGCCATCAATATTGGCACACATAGCCTCTCCAAAATTGTCGCAGGTCCCCCACGAATTGCAGCAATAACACGGTTTCCCATTCAAAACACTATAAATCGGTCCATCATTATCATATGTCATAAAGTTAGCCTTTTTAAAATTTACATTAGAAGTTACCCCCAATTAGAGGGTTGAATGTATCATAATAAAGGATACACCTAAAAAACAAACTAAATTATAATTGGTGTATTTATACTATAATCCTTCCTTTCTACAGAGATTATTTCTATGAGATTAATAGATAGAATAGCTCTAAATAGAGCAATACAAATGCTTCTAAATTTTATTTTGGCTATTATCAAGATATTTAATAAAAATTCTCCTGAGAATAAGCCAGATGGTCCTGTTAAGCCAAAACCAAAAAAACCTTTAAGAGATTTGGTAGACAATATTCTTCCATGGAGAAAATAAAATGAATAAATTATTTGTTGGTTTATTCTGTGTTAGTTTGTTGTTTGCTGAGTCTAGTTACTATGGCTCCACAACAGCCCCTGTGACTCTTGCTGGAGGCATTATTAAAGCCAAGCATGTACAGGAAGTCACCCAAAAGTATAAAAGAAAAGATTGTCCAATTTGCAAGGGTAAGGGTTGGTATATGAGTGGTGATGGTATTCTTAAAATTGATTGCACATATTGTGAAATTGATAAAGGTTCTCTTTCTGTGGGACCAATCAAATCAATTACTCCATCAGCTCCTCCAATCAAGATATACTCAGCTCCAATAAATTGCCCAGACGGAAACTGTCCAATTCCCAAAACACCAAGGAGATAAATACTATGGCTGATAATGAAAAACTCAAAGCTATAGCTATTAAAATTTTAGAAAAGTCTACTGTACCTAAAGACGATATGTACGGATTTGCTATTGTTACTATTTTAATGATGATAAGCATAATACTAACATGTGTAAGAATACTACAAGAATGTAATAAGAATAAACTAACCTCCCAATCTACAGCACAAGATAAATATTCAATGTATGGTGAACAAATAAAAACCTTTAGTTCAAGAAAAGGTTGGTTTACTAAAATGAGAATTAAAAAAATTCTTCGTAGAGAAATGAACAAAGAAGATTATAATAAATACTCATTAAGTATTCTGGATGCTTTGTTAGAAACAGGAGAAATTCTCACGGATGATGAGATTCAAACACTAGTGGAGAATGCCAATGTTTAATATATTAGTATGGTGTGTCTATGGTTTATTCGTTGGATCTATCGCTAAGAGCCTAGTTCCTGGCGAAGAAAATTTCGGCTTTGTTAAAACCGTAGCTCTAGGAGTTGCAGGATCTTACATGGGCGGAGCCATATTATATATGATTGGTCAATATAGTAGCCTAAGTCCAGCAGGTATTTTTATGGGTGTTGCTGGTGCGACATTATCTCTTGTGCTTTATAATAAAATTACGACTAGTAAATAGTATTTCCTTATGGTCGATGTTTATCTGTGGCTGTATCATATAGATTTATGGGATGAATTTTATAGTCTGTTGTCTCCAATAAAAGAAAATATTGTTCTTCATCTTGGACTATGCCATGATACTCAGACTAAAGAAGTAATTTATTTAGCAGAACGCGGCTTTCCACATCTAAAAATCAGTCACTATCCTAATGCCGGTGCTGATATTCTATCGTTCATTAATGATTTTGTTAATAATTCTTGTAAACAAGATATATTTCTAAAAATTCATTCTAAAAAAAGTATACTAATGAATAAAATAGAGTGGAGAAAAGTTCTTCTTCATTCTTTAATAGGAAATAATGGAAATAATTTTTATACTAACATTAATCGATTACAAAAACACGAAAAAATTGGCTTAATTAGCCATCGTGCTCTGCTCTTCAAAAATCAAGAGGGTCCAAACTCTAACAAAATTGATGAGATCCTACAATATTATCAAATACCCAAAGAGAGCATAAAAAATAGAGTGTTCGCTGCTGGTACTATGTTTATGGGTAAAAGTAGTCTGTACAACAATTTTTTAAATAAGGGCTCTATAAGTTATCTAGATCCCCTTCTGAGACAAGAAGTCGGATATGTCAGAGACAATAAAGGAGCTACATACTCTCATAGTCTAGAAAGAATATTTGGCTATATATGTGAGCACTACGGTTTACTAACAGACTATGCAAAATATCAAACTATTCGTGTAATAAATACCAAATCTCCAACGAATAAACTGCATTTGTCTATAACAAATAGTGGATATGTTTTTTTAGAAGAGGATATTCAAGTAAGAGGTAGACTATTGCATAGAGATGAGGGCACATTTACTATAGTTTGGAATCATTTAACCAAACCACACACTAGAAAATATGTAAAAATAGCCAATAATACATATATAGGATCATGACTCATAAGTGGATCAGTAGTCATCTCATAGAAAAAGAGGTGCAAAAATATATACATCTACTTCCTAAAAATTTTGACTGGCAGTATTATTTAGAGCAAAATCAAGATTTAAATCTAGCAGGAATAAACAACGAGAAAAGTGCTATTGAGCATTTTCTATTCTTTGGAAATAGAGAAAAAAGGATCTTTGCTCGGTCAAGGGTAATAGAAACAGATGCTGACCAGTATGCAGAAATATTATCTAGTATCAATAAAAAAATATTGATTAAAATTCCAACTCTTAGTAGACCAAAACAGTTATTAGATTCTATTAAGTCTTTTTCAGAGAATGCTCAAAATAAAGATAATATTCATTTTATTGTTACTGTTGACAATAATGATATTTTAACGAATAATCCTAAAATTATTGCTAAATTAAATTCTTATGATAATCTGACTATTTGTTATGCGGACACCAGATCAAAAATAGAAGCGTACAATCTACATATAGATCATGTTCAATTTGATATACTAATATTATCTTCTGATGACATGATAGTAACAAAATATGGATATGATCAAATTATTATCGATAATATGATTAAACATTTTCCAGGATTAGACGGAGTATTATGGTTTGATACAGGAGATAATAAAAAAACTAATACCTTAGCAATTATCGGCAATAAACTTTATAATCAAATTAAACCCATATACAACCCCTGTTACACTGGATACTATTGTGATGATGAATTTAGTCAGATAGCGTTTAAATTAGGAAAGATGGTTAGAGTTGATCAAGAAATTATTAAGCATAATATACCCGATCACTTAAATATGTCTAACGACACAACTTATCTAAAAAGCTTATCCTATGGATCTAAAGACAGGACTATTTATAAGATTAGAAAAAAAATACAGTTTGATATTCCAGGAGTAGAACCACTACCGTCTTGTCATAATATTCCTAAAGAATTTATGCTGGCCAAAAGAAACAAAAACTGGCCTAACTTTTGGCTAGCACCAGAGACTAGATACGATGACCCTATTAGCTCAATGGATATATATGCTATAGAACAGATGGATAAAACTGTAGCCAACATGGATAAAACAGAGTTCGTAGGCTTTGCTAAAAACTATTTCAGAGATTTTAGATGGACTATTCCTCCTGTTATTCATCAAATATGGATCGGTGGACCAATACCCATACCAATTAAAAAGATGATGAAAACTTTTTCTGTAGATTATATGAAACAGTATCCTGGTTTTAGATATATTTTATGGGATGATGCAAAGTTGAAGAATCTCAAGATGATCAATAGGGATCTTTTTGACAAAGAAACACAATACGATTGTAAGTCCGATATTGCTAGAGTAGAAATCTTAAATCAGTTTGGTGGTATTTTTATAGATTCTGATACTATATGGTTAGGTGATAAATCTTTATTGAGTATCCAGCACCTAACATCTTACGGAATACTAATTGCTTATGAAAAAACAGGAAAAAAAATAGGCAAAGGATATTTAAATGAGAACACAACACGGTGTGCCAATGGGGTTTTTGGTGCAACAATACAGAATCCAATTATAGCTTATCTTATTGGTCAAATGAGAATTTCATATGATAATAATAGAAAACATGGAGTTGTAGCGGCAACTGGGCCAGATTTTGTTCAGTCTGTGTTTGATTCTTTGCAATCAGATATTAGTGTCAATATATTAAATCATAAATATTTTTACCCTTCTTGGTGGTGTGTAAATAAACAAAATAATCCTGAATATCATGAATTTGTAAAAGATAGCTTTTTAAGTAAAAAGGGATTGATTAAAAAATATCCAGAAGCTATACTTTTCCATAAGGGCTGGACATCTGCTAAAAATAAGGACTCGGCACCGGCCAAAGAAAGTACAGAAAAATGAATATTGTTACAATTATGAACTATGACTGGTCAAAAAAACAAAGTTTTGACCTATGTTACACTTGGATCAAACAATGTAAAATATGGCTATCTAAATATGACACAGTATATATTTATAGTTTTAAACCTCTTCCAGATGGTCTCAAAAAATCCATACTATCTTCTGATACCTGTGTTTTTAAATCTGTGATAGTCAAAAAATTTGCTCACACAGAAAGTATTCATTTTGGTTGCGAAGCACACATGGTAATTTCTAACCATAACTTCTTATTTAAACTATATAATACTACTCAAATTAATTTTCCTTTTTTGTTTATGGATTGTGATGCATTTATAGTAGGATCAATAGACAAGTTAAACAGTATTTTTGAAACCACCAAAGATCAAATTTTTTTCTTGGACCATGAACCAAACATACCAGCAGAAACAATTTTTCTACCTCCGTTTATTAATTCTGGTGTGTTCATTATGAATGATCCAAAACATCTAATATATAACTGGGATAAAATTTATAGATTTGCTATGTCTATCAA